CAGCGCTCCTTGTAAACCGATTGGTCCAACGGGGGCTGTGCCAATTTCTACCCAGTAAGTGCCGTCATAGATGTATGACTTGCCAGTCGTTGGGTCGTACCAGCCTGAGCCGATACCAACTGTTCCGCCTGTTGGAGGCGTGGTGCCTTGAATAAAAAATGAGCCTTGAATACCTTGTATACCTGTGATGCCTTGGGTACCTTGAAGACCCTGTAGACCTTGCGTCCCTTGAAGACCTTGAATACCTTGAAGTTGTTCGTATCCAAAACCTTGAAGACCCTGTAGACCTTGGAGACCTTGTAAGCCCTGTAAGCCTTGGATGCCTTGGTTTCCCGTGGAACCTTGTGAACCAGTTATACCTTGCATTCCAGTTGCACCTGTTGTGCCTTGGGAACCAGTTACACCAGTTGTGCCTTGCGCTCCTATAGCAGCAAACGACCCTGCAGTACCTTGAATACCAGTGCCACTACCAGAACTACGTCTAGTTTCTAGGTTACGAAGGCGACGGTCATGGTTATTAAGGATATTATTTAAATCTTCAGCCATTAACTAGTCACCTCCCACTCAACAATAAGTTCTAATTCTACTGTTTCAGGGTATGCTGGGCTGTCTGGGACATTAACTTTATAAGAACCAATTTTTCTTACAAGAAGACCACTTCTATTTTCATATGGAACTCTAAGTCTGTTGTTTATAAACTCGTCGTTAGGGATAATTACGCACCAGTCGCCTGGAATATATGTACCTACTTCTGGAGCAATTGAGCCGTTCACAACAATTTTATAGTCTCCTACAGGAGGAGCAAGACGATAGCCCATCTCTTTCGCGAAAGGAACTACAGACTCATCGCTTTCTGCAGGTAAGTCTCTATCCGTAATTGCTACATCCAGCAAAGGAAAAAGGTCGCCAAGATAAGGAATATTTGTATATGAACCATAAAAAGGAGCAGCCTCTGACCCTAAATCATTTTTATTGTCTACAACCCAAGTACGAGAAGCACCTTTTTCAGCACTTTCATTTAGAGTCAAACTGGCAATATTACCTGGATGTTCAAATACTAACTGATTAGCGCCCAAACTAGATGGACCATAAAGAGTCTCTAAATCTTGCCCATCATCAATTGTTCCAAGAGGGTTGTTCGTGTCTTTTTGGACTAACCAAGCCTGAAAAACATTACTAAAAGTTTTAGTGTTTGGGTTGTAGTTTGGTTCTACGGTAAAATCAAAACGAACAGAAACAACGTCTGAGCCAACAAGAGTTTCTGGAACGTCTGGACTTATTGTTTTTGCGTAAGAAAAAGTGTAAATATCTACAGCACTAATCGTATAAGTACCATTGAACACGCTATCAACATTAGCAACAGTGACGCTGTTTCCAATAACAAAACCATGAGGAGTACTAGTAGTTAGTGTTGCCACGTTTGCTGTGGTTTGTTTTTTAACTACTCGTTTAACATTGCCCCCAACGGTAGCCTTTGGATACTCTCCTCCAGCAGTTACTGCCTGTGAATATGCAGGAACACCATTTTTTGCAAAGTTTTCAATAATTTCGCCAACATACATCATTCTATGACCACGGAACTCAAATGGGTTATTATCACCTGAACCAATAATTTTGTAGTCGTCTAGTTCGATGTCTACGTCTGACGTTAAATTAACTGCTGAAGCCGACTGAATTTTTTCATAGTTGGCATTAAGAATTGCGTGAGCCCCTGAGTCAGCACTAAATGGAGTAGTTGTAACTGTTCTAGAACCGCTACTAGCAAAAGTAAACTGTCTAGGGTTTAATACAGTAACTACTTTATTGCCGTCGTAGTCGTATAGGTTAGTGTTTTCTATTTTTACTAAATCTCCAGTAGTAAAATTATGCTTTTCTTCAGTGGTAAAAGTTACTGTGACCCCAGACTGCGCGTAGTAAGTAACTAAGTTATGCGTATCTGAAGCAGCATACGTAGTGTTGATTGTGTCCTGGTCATTGTTGATGTATGTGATAAAAGTATCAAGCATATCTTTAACAGAGGTTGTAATCTCTGGAAGAACAAATGTCTTCCAAAAAACGCGGTGATAGAGGTAACTTACAAACTCAAGGGCTGATACATTTACAACTTTAGTTTTAATATCGTAGTCGCGAGTCCAGATAATTCCGCCCCAAACAATCTGGTCATTTCGCATAATGTAAATTGCATTTTTTCCGGGCAGGGTGGAATTGTAGAGGTCAAAGTGGTCTTCACTAGAAGATAGTCGAATTGCATCGGTTGCAGCATTTCCAGGAATAGCAATAGACCCAGAAAAAGAACCAGCAGAGTTGATTTTTCTTTCCCAAGAAACGCCAGAAAACGGTACCTCCATCACGAAAGCACCGTCAGATACCCGCGCAATGAGGTATCTATACTTTGGAGCCTGAGTATCCATTTTCGTCTCTTTGTTTAGTTATTAAAACTATGTATAAGTGTTTGTTGCAAGCGGGCTAAATGGAAGTACTAAAAATCTAACGTCATTAACAGTAAAATTGTCAGCAGTTGTAGCCCTAGTCTCCATCCAACCACCAAGTTCAAATACTTGACCATTTGCAGCGCCACCAAAATAAAAATATCTCATGCAGGTAATATTAAATCTACCGTTAGTTTCGCCAATAGAAGTGTTCACTTCTATACCGCCTCCTAATCTAATACCTAAAAAAGCATTAGCATCAGCGGCAGAAACACTTGCCCATCCTACTGCAATTACCATGACCCATGTATTGGCGGGAATGTTGACTGCACCAGAAGAAGCAAGAATAGTAGGGGCTGCTGAATTTTCTGAAGTAATTCTTCCACCACCACCTACGTAAGAATGAGCAGTATCGTTTACCGCTAATCTATTGCTAATGCCGTGAATGTGGTTTCCTCTAGACGCTTGGTTTGCCCCAGTCCCTAGAGTGTGGTGAAGAGCAGTTGGTGATGCATCAACGGAAACCGAATCGTGGTGCCCTGTACTTCCTTGGAAAAAAGTTCTCCAGCCAGCAGTACCAGTAGTGTCGTAGACCTCTAACTTATTTGTGTGAGTGTCGTAACGAAGACGACCTTGTACTCCTAAAGGGTCAACACTTACACCAGGTATATTGCTGTTATATAGGTATACTCCACCAAGACCTGTAGTAAATTTACGAAGGTCTGCAACACTAGTAGCGGCAGACCCTGTAACTAAAACACTAGCAAGCGCTAGGTTTGTACCTGCAGGTAGAGTGGGGACCGTACTTCCACCGACTCCTACTTCAACTTTAATAGCAAACGGAACACGAGCGCGAGCAACAAAACTTTGTGTTACAGGTGTACTGCCCTCGTTTGCTGCTACTTTGATGTATTTAATTTCATTTGTAGCGGTACCAACAACTGTTTCATAGACACCATCAAGTTCATTTGACACGCCAACAACTTCTATCCTTACTCCAGCCCCCAAACTGTGGCTACCGTCAGTTGTTAGGGTTACAAGATTTGTAGCAATTTCTTTGTTGGTTATTTTTCTCTGAAACAAAGCATTAGAAGCATTAACATATTCAACATACGCACTAACAGTAGCACCAAGTCCTTGATTTGCTGGGGCTGTGTATGTTCCAGCGCGAGCATATTTAATTGTTGAGGCTGTAGTTCCTGCTATAAGAACATAAGAACCATCAAAAAAATTATCAACACCAGAAATAAATACTGTTTGACCGACTTTAAAACCATGATTAGCAGATGTTGTAAGAGTGGCATCCGTACCGTCTGAACTTTTTCCAATAACTGTGTAAAAATTTTCATCCACTGAAGCATAGATAAGGTCTGTTCTAGTGGTTCCAGAAGATGTCAAAGTCATCTGCTCAACAGAAGAGTCAATAGCGCATAAATGTAGCCCTGGCGAGTCAGCACCTGAGCCAGTGTCAGGAATAACGCAGAATCCAGTGTCAACCGAAATAGTTAGCCCAGAAGAGATAGAAACCTGCATACTATCTACTGGTGGAATAACGCCACCAGTACGAACGCCACCAGACTCAGGGTCAATGAGCGCAGTAAGAAGTTTGCGGTCAGTAGATGCAGTGTATCTACCGCCAGCAAAGTAAAGGGGTTGCAAAACAGCCATGTAATTATCCTACCTTATCCTAACCAACCTGACCGCCAGTAAATTTGCAGTTGCGGGGATGCCGTAATTGCGTCAGAACCGTAGTCATTGAATGTAATTGAATTATTTCCTGGTTGTAGATATATCCAGTCTACAACAGGGTCTAGTAATCCTCTAGAACTTCCTGTTTGCTCCCCATTAGTAAAATCACCTTTATGTACCTCACGAATTTTAGTGTCAATATCTAAGTACTCTAAAAGCGATGTATTATTTTCATCTGGTAGTAGAACCTGAAGAGTTCCTGAAATTGGAGCAATAATTGTCATAACTTGCCTAGTGGTGTTGTTAATTATTTCTGCTGGACCAAATAGAGGACCGACAACTCTAAAGTAGCAATAAACATTTGAAGTTCCACTGTTTATGACTGTTGTAGATGCCGAGATACCAGTTTTACCTGCATTTAAATCGTAGTCTCTATCGTACTCTCTAAATTTTTCTATGTCCGTTGTATCGTAGTCTGTGTTACCGTACTTGTCATACGTTTCAGCATAAATACTTGGATAACCAAACTCGCCAATAGTTTTGATGTTATAACCGTTTGCAACTGCTTGAGTCCCTACAGGAACATTGTCTGCTGTTCCTTCAATCCATTCATATTTAATAGGGTCAGCAGCCTTAAGACCGATTGAAAACTCAATACGACCTCTATTATTAACTGTACTAATGTTTGGTCTACCGCTCAATCTTACAAAGCAAGCACGCTTATAATTGTCTTCATCTACAACAAACCACGTACCACGTCTAACTAAATTAAATGCAGAAAGAAGTTTTTGTCTAGCAGATGCACTAGCAGCAGCAATCCCACCACGAGAGGAATCTGTCACAAGAACAGAACCGTTAATAGTTATTACTCTTGCAGCACTACGACCAGAAACATCAAAAGAACCATCACCAAAGCCTCGTTCGATATCAGGAATCTGAGGCTCGGGAAGATTCCACCAACCATCAATATCCGAGATTACCCAAACTAGACCGTCAGAGTCGATAGTGTTAAATGTTAAATAGTCAACTTGGTTTTCAAGGAGAACTCTTATATCGCCAGCAAGTTTTGGACCAAAGTTATATCGGTCCTGCTCCGCGTGTATAGGTGTAAGACCTTTATTAATAACACTAAGAACGTAGTCCCGCGAAGATGGGGTACCAGACACGGCAACAGAGCGAGCACTAGCACCTATTTTATTTATTGCTCTTACAGTTACAGAATATAAAGTACCATTTGTCAGACCCGTAGCACGAAGGGTGTTAGTTTCAAAGTAACTAGAGTATGTAACCCCAGCATCCAAGGAGTATTGGTAGTAAACAATAGGGCTTCCACCGTTGTTTAGAGGTGGGGTTACGGAAATAATTAAAGCATTATCAGAGGGAGACACGCTAAGAATTGAAGGAGCATTAGGTACTGTTGCTGGAATTGCTTCTACAGCATTAGATGGCTCGCCAAATGCAGCAAAAGTCGATGCTCTAATTGTTACTAAATATGTAACTCCATTAGATAAACCAGATATAACTATAGGAGCAGTAGAAACACTTAATGAGGTAGTAGATGTTGAAGAAGGGTCTACAGGGTATACAAAAGTCCAAGTATTATTTCCATCAAGTGAGTACTGATAGTTAGTAATAGTGTTAGTGCCGTCGTAGGTAGGCGGAGTAAAAACTACAGTAAGAGAGCCATTTCCTGAAGCAATAGACGTAATTGTCGGAGGGCTTGGAACATTAGAAGGAGTTCCAGCAACACCGTTAGAGGAAAGACCTGAACCAACGCTATTTATTGCTCTTATGTATACGGTATATTCGACTTGGCTCTCAAGACCAGTGATTCTTACAGGTGTAGTAGTATCTGTAGGACTAAAAGCATCCCACACCCCCGATGTGGATGTAGGGCTTGTACCTAATGTTAAAGAACCATTAGAAGCAACATAAGCAATAGTGTATGTTACAGAACTAGGTACCGATAAAACTACATAATCTTTAATTTCTACGTCTGCAGTTAAATTGTATGTGGACGCAGAAACTCCAGCAACCATTCCATGTGCCGTAGCAGTAGTTATTGTTGCAATGTTGCTAGAGACAGTGGCAGAAGAAATTACTACTGTTGCTGAGGTGTATGAGTACGCATAGTTTGATATAGCGTTCCCACCAGTAGAGGTAGGAGCAATAAAGTTTACATCTAAGTAGTCACCACCTCTACTAACTGAGGTAATAATAGGAGTAGTAGGAACACCAGGCTTTACTAAAATACCTGTAGAAGCATCTCCAGCATCCCCTGACGAGTTAACAGCGCGAAGTTTTACAACGTATGCAACATTGTTTGTAAGACCAGTAATTGTCACGGGACTAGTAGTGTTTGCTGGACTAAATGCTGTAAATGTTAGACCGTCATCCAAAGAGTATTCGTAGTTTGCTACCCACTCAGGGTAAGTAGTCGGAGCATTAAAAGTCAGTGTTATTTCTGTGTCACCGTGAGAAGCGCTAGTGATTGAAGGGGCAGATGGAGTTTGTTCTTGGTGGTATATATACGTAGCGCCGTTACCGCTATTAGGCGATGTATCTTCATCTGGAGCACCAACAAAAAAAGTCAAACCATCGTCAGACACAGCAACTGAAACACCAAGGGAATCACTTGTTGCTGGGTCTGATGCTAAAAGTTTTTGTTGCTGTGTCCATACACCTGCTGAGCGGGTGAATACATATGCAGCGCCATTGTCTGTATTAGGGGAGGTGTCTTCGGCATCGGCACCGATAAGGGCTACATTTCCGTCTGCGGATATAGAAACTGAAACACCTAAAGTTTCATTTGATGCAGCGTCTGATGCTAGGATTTTTTGTTGTTGGGTCCATGTAGAACCTGAGCGGGTGAATACATATGCAGCGCCATTGTTTGTGTTTGGGGATGTGTCTTCACTTGGAGCACCAATAATTGCAGTTAGACCATCTGAAGATAGAGACACCGAGTAACCAAAACTGTCGAGTGTTGCTGGGTCTGATGCTAAAAGTTTTTGTTGTTGAGTCCATGTACCTGCTGTGCGGGTAAATACGTAGACTGCGCCGTTGCCTGTGTTAGGGGAGGTGTCCTCACCACTAGCACTAATTAAGGCTGTATTACCGTCTGATGAAAGGGCGACCCCCCAGCCAAAAAAATCATCTGTTGCGGGGTCAGACGCTAGGAGTTTTTGTTGCTCAGTCCACGCGCCAGACTCATAAATAAATACGTATGCAGCGCCGTTGGTTGTGTTTGGGGATGTGTCTTCTAGGTAAGCGCCAACAATTAGTGACAATCCGTCTGCTGAGAGGGAAACTGACCAACCAAAACGGTCACCTGTTGCAGGGTCAAATGCCGAAAGTGTCTGTTGCTGTGTCCATACACCTGCTGAGCGGGTGAATACATATGCAGCGCCTATGCTTGACGTTGCACCACCAAGGTCAGATAAAGGAGCACCAATTACTACTGTATTTCCGTCTGCTGAGATGGAGACTGATTTACCAAATCGGATGTCGTTTGAAGACTCTGATGCTAAAAGTTTTTGTTGCTCAGTCCATGTAGAACCTGAGCGAACGTAGACGTAAACTGCGCCATTGTCTAAAAAAGAATCACTATTCTCTAGGGGAGCACCAATAACTGCGGTGTTTCCATCTAGAGAAATATCAACAGAGGCTCCATAGGAATCACCAGATTCGCGGTCTGATGCTAGAAGTTTTGTTATATAGGAGGAACTAATAAAAGTCATTACACGCCTCTCCTCATGGACCAAGCAATTTGACGAGATACATTATGAGCCATCTCTACTTCATCCATCCCCTGTGAAGGATACACATTTACTACAGTTGATGCTCCGCCAGCGTTAACAGAAGAAAGTTTGTTGTTAGGTATGATAGTGCCTGAAGAAGGAGCCTGGAAAAATTCTGGACCTTTTTCTCCAACCAGGTAAGTTTTTCCTTGGCTAACTGGACCACCTAAAGCCTTAGCAGGGAGTTTAGTTACTTCAACATAGAGGGGGTCTTGGCTATTGTTGCCCTTACCAAACTTAATTGTCATTGCTTGTTCAATCTTAGCCTTAAACTCTATAACTTCGTTTCGTATTTCTTTAAATTCTCCAGTTTTTCCTTGAATAGTGCTTCTACTACCAGTACTAAGTTTTTCAAGTTCCGCTAACTGGGTCACCAACATTTGAAGGTCTCCAAGACCACTCGCTTCAAATGTTTTCTTAATTGTTGCTGGAGTTAGAGCAAGTTTATCCGCTAATCTTTCAGCCTCATCTCCAAAAATTCCAATTTTTTCAGCGCTTTCAATAAAGGCAGCCCTACCGTCTTCCATGATTTTAGTTGTTGATGCTTGAGTACCACCAAGTTCTATGTCCTTTTTAATAGCATCAAGTACAGAAGCAGAGTAGCCATATAGAGCGTCTTCTTTTTGTTCGAGAGACAGACTTCCATCTTTTATAGTAGTGGTCAGTTTATCTGTTTCTTCTTTAAATGCCTTTGCAGCGTCTCTAGCATTAATAAGAGAACGAGCACCTTTAGTAACAATATCGAATACGTCTTCTAGTCCTTGACGAACTGTTGCTTGAATATCTTTTAGGCTTCCAAATTCTTTATAAAGATTAGCAGCAGAAGCAGCAGTCGCTTCTATCTTCTTTCTAGCCTCGTCTTGAGCAATAATTAGAGGGTCTGTGGAGTTTTCAAGGTCTTTAGTGGCTTGTCTTGCATCATTCATGTAAGGAACGTATGGGATATCCTTGAAAGGATTTAAAGAGTTTAGGGCATCAATAATTGTATTAACGCCATCAATTATTCCGTCAATAAAATTCTCAAAAGCCTTCTGTAGAGGCTCAAAACTTCCAGTTCTGATTGATTGGAATAGACCAATCCAAAGCCCTACAAAACCTTTAATGTAGTTAATAAAGATTGTAAGGTTACCAATAAAAGTTACAATAAAGAAAGTTGCTAATTTAATAAGAAAGGTATACCAAATTGTAAGTGGAGGCATGACATATTTAGCAACAAAGTCTCCCATTTTTTTGAAAATATCAGAAACATTTTCAATGTCAGGCATAAGTTTTTGAAGTGCACTTTTAATTAGTTCCCAACTTGCTACTAATTGGTCTTTAAGTGCTTTACCAAGTTCTGAAACAGCCTTTCTTAAATCTTCGCTGTTTTTGTACATCAAGTAAAAAGCACCAGCAACTACAGCAATTGCAGCGACTACGAGTAAGACTGGCCAGGTAGCGCCAATCCAAGCAACAGCAAGACCTCTAAGAGCGCCAATAAGTTTTGGAATTGCAGTTAGTTTTGTTTTTATTCCTGTTAGGAAACCCGCAGAAGCCCCACCAGAGGCTTTAAGTGCTGCAGTTTGCATTACAATTGCTTGAGTTAGTCCAAAAGTATGAGCAGTTGCTTTAAAAGATGCAGGCACTAGAAGAAGTAAGTTTCCAAGAAGAACTTTAAAAGCAAAACTGGCTACTGTTCCTATAAGTCCAATAGCAAGGGTTATTCCCTTAACAGCAGCCAAGAATAAGAATACTTTTTGAACTATTTCGTTACTAAAAATAGCAACTAGGATTTTTAACGCTCCATTTAAAATAGAGAAGAACATTTGAATTCCACCAGTCTCGGTGAAAGCCTTAAGAAGTAGAGCGATGTTTACTAAAAACTCTCCAAAAACTGGACCTGTCTTGGTCAACTTGCTAAAGATGTCTGCAAAAATAGCAGGAATAGGCTTGATTGCATCAAAGAAAGCCTTAACTCCTTCGTTACCGCTAATTTGGTAAAACATTTTTGCTACTTCGCCGAGGAAGCCACCAATAGCAATTATGTTATCTGCTATTGCATCAAACTTTTCTTGTAGCGCCCCTGTACGATTACCCTCATCTGCGAACGCTTTAAGTTTGTCAAAAGCACCTGCAAACGCATCAATAATTTTTTTACCAGAATCGCTTGCCCCCGCTCCAAGAGACTTAAATGCACCGAAAGCACTACTCAACAGTCCGCCAATACTTTTAGCAAACTCTCCTGCTCTTTCAAAAGATGTAGTTAGTTCTCCTGTAGCATTCTTAAATCTCATAGTGCCAACCCAAGCGTCAGCAGTTTTCTTAATAAACTCAGAGAACTGTAAAGTCAAAGGCGAAACAGCATCAAGAATGTTAAGTGCCCCTTCAGCAACGTCAACAAATGCTTCACCAAGATTTCTCATAATCTCGATGTTTGCTCCACCAAATACTCGCTTAATAATGTCTAAATTATCTACACGGGTGAGCATTTCAGTGAATTTACGAGCAATATTTCCAATTACTCCGCCCATCTCGGTAAGCATTGGCTTTAAGACAGGGAACAGTTTCGTAACAAGCATGTCAATGGACACAGTGAGAGGACCAAACAGGTTTTCACCAGCAGCGGCTCTAAGTTTTAAAAACTCTGGTTTTAAGTCTGCAACATAAAGAGCAAACCTTCTTGCCTCTGCCGAGAGGTCTTTAAGAAGGTCAACTGAAGCAGCAGAGTTTTGGTTAGTTTTTTGCATAGCGCGCTGTAGTGCAAGTTGCGCTTCAAGAATATCTTGCGCGTTATCGCGCTGGGTCTTAGCGAGGTCTGCTTCTGCCTCTGCAAGGTCCTCTTTTGCTGCCTGAACTTCTTTAGTTCCTTCAATACCAGTTTCAGCAGCGTACTCCTGAGCCTTAGCAAGGTCGTTTGAGCGGTCTGCTGCTTGTCGATAATCTAAGTCTGCTTGCTTAAAAGCAAGTTCGGCTTCACGTCTAGCGCGAGAATCAGGAGGAAGGTCTTGGACTCGAAGAAGAGTTTCCCGAGCGCGTTCCAACTCAATTGCTGCTTTTTGTTGCGCAATAGCAGCGTCTTCAGCATCAAAACCAAGTTGCTGTAATGATTCAGCGCCTTCTTCGTAGGCTTGGTTAAGCGCTACCTGAGATTTGCGAACCTTGTCATTGGCTGCAGCCATTTTTTCAGCAGCCTGTTGGTAGACCATAGCAAGTCTTTTACGAGCATCCTCAATAGCAGCATCGTTGTTGGCTCCACCACCAGCACTCGAGCCAGTTTTTTGTTTAAGAAGAGCGCCAATACCTTTTGCCACGCCACCAAAGGCAAGTTTTGCCGTTAAAGCCCCTTGTGCAACCGCTGCCAAAAGTCCAGGCAAAACTGCAAGTGCAGGTGCTGCAGCGCCAACGGCAGAGCCCATAGCAAATAGTCCCATGACTAAATCGCCAACAGCGCTTACAGCACCAGCAATTGCTGGACCAAGAGCATACCCAGTTTTAATTAACTTGTTGAATGTTTTTCTGGCTCCTTCTGCTTCTTTTTCAAGCCTAGAAAACGGACTTTTACCTCCGCCTCCCATGCCTTTAGACACAGAGCGACTAAAGTCTTTACCGACATCTTCACCCATCTTTTTTGTGACAGGTTTGATATCTTTAAGAGCATTTTCTACATCTTCTTTAAAGCCAGCAGTTACTGCCCTTATGACAATATTTGCCGAGCCAATATTTGTTACAGCCATGACTTACCTAACCTAGAGGCGCTTCCCTGAGAGTCCCGCCGAATGGGTTCTCAGAGTTAGGGTCAAAGTTAGTTGGGGGTACGTATGGCTTTACATTATTTGTTTTGTTAGGGACATAGTTGCCATCTTTATCAAACGGTTCGGACGAGTAATTATTTTCAGCGTCAGTAAAATCTTTACTTTGTTTTGTTGAATAAGCAAATTTTCTACCATACACATTTTCATATACAATATCTCTAACAGAATTTTTTGTATCAAACTCTTCTTGACTAGTTATGGTAGCGTCTTGCTCAAAGAGGTAGTGAATTACGTCTAGCATGTCACTTACCTCCAGTTCCTTAAGATTTATTCCGTTTAGTAAACAGCGTCCGTTAATGTAGTGCCAAAGTTCTAACGCCCACTCCGTTAATCCGATGACACCTGCGTGGGGCGGTTTGCATACGTCTCCAAAATCCAACCAATAATTTCTCCAAGAGTTTCTACGGAGACAATCTTGTCTGGGTCCTCAATTAGTTTTTCAAAACGCTTGTGGCTTTCAGGAAGCAGTGCTACCTCGAAGAATCCAAGGATTGCATTTGTTGAGTCAGCAGCGTCTTCAGATGAACTACTTGCTGCAAACTTAAGCAAAACCTTGCCTTGAAGTGCAGGACGGCAGTTGAAGTCTTCACCATATAACTTAAAAGATAGGCTTTCTTTGGCGTTATCCTCTAGAGGAGAACCAAAATCCTTAAATCGTGACATAATTTTTTCCTTTGTCTTTGTATTATTTATTTATGTGTCAGTCCCTTAGTGCTAAGTATAGATTATCTGTGAGATACCTATTTGGCTTAGTACCAGGGTGTCGAACACTTGTTGCGTAGATAACTCTGCCTCCCTTGTTAAAAACAAGGTATTGAGAGCGATTTGGGGTGATGATGTGAGGCTTAGTCCCCTCGTGATGCATGAGGGCATAATTAAGAGGGGAGCCTACTTTTACAAACTGACCACGAACATCTCTTTTGTGGCTTATTGATATAGAACGTCTAAGAGCACCAGTATCTACGCCCACTTGCCTTTTAGCAGCATTTGCTACTCTAAGTCCTCGTTTGCTGAGACTTCTACCTACTGGACCAAGAGGATTATTAAGCAAATAATCTAATCCTGGCATGTTCCACGTAATGTCAGTTGCTGTAAAAGATAATTTCATGGCTATGGCACCGCAATCGTAAAGGTAGCGCTAACTGCTTGAAAACCACCCTCTGGAGAGGGCACATCTACAGTTCCAATGACACCTAAACCAAATGCTCCAGTGGTTTCCCACTGGTCTAAAAACGCAACGCAGTCAAGCAGAACCCAAGCGTCTACAGCAGCGATATACGAACCTTGCTCAATCTTGTCTGATGTAGGAACTAAACCTTTTCCAGATGTTGTAGGAATTTGGCGCACAACTGTTGCTTTGAGTACGGCGCTACGAGGAGAGTTGCAACGCTGAGGGGCGGTTGCTTCATCTCCCGGAGGACCAATATAGAGTTGTTGAAAAGATACAACTAATTGTTCGCAATCAAAAGCCTCTTGACCAGCCATCCAATATTGACGAGGAGGCAAAGTTACGGCGTGAAAGGCATATCTATCTACAATAACCTGCAGAATATCATCTAAAAGATTCTTTAGACTTAGAGAGTCAGCAGACACACCAGTTACACTGGTAATCGGCATAACTACTCAGTTTCTTCAGCAGGTGCTTCTTCTGCAACAACTTCAACTACAGGTGCTTCTGCTTTTTTTGGAGCAGGTGCAGCAGCCTTTTTAGCAGCCTTCGGTGAAACAGGTGCAACAGTCTGAACAGCGCCTATCATATCAGAGGCACGAAAATTCGTCTGAGCCATTATTTTTCCTAACGGTAGGTGGTGGTTCTATTTTATCCTATTTTTTCCGTGGTTATTTGTAGCCTTAGATTACTATTCCACAAGAATTAAGTATGTTTTTTTCGTACTCATTTAGGTCTAAAGTTCTTATTTTTTCTGTCAAAGTTTGAGTAGCCGAATCTGTAGCAGCAGTTTTTTCTAGAAAAGACTCTCTAATTTTGGTCGTAACCTCAGTAACGCCATTACAAGTTGCGCAATCTCCGCCTAAGGCATCTGGTCCTGCGCACGCTGGACATTTTACCATTTTAGTATCTCCTTTAAGATGTTAAATCTCCGCCAAGTCTAGCAAGATGAGTTCTGGTTACTTCATTAAATCCTTGAAAGCCTCCACCTAAGATGATTTTACCGTCAGACTGGATTGCTATTGAGTTTACCGTGCTGTCTACACCTGTACCTGTATTTGTTGTAAAGGCGGTGTCCTGTGTGCCGTCTGTGTTAAGGCGAACTATACGGTTTACGGTTACTTCGTTGAAGGTTGTAAAGCCTCCACCTAAGATGATTTTACCGTCAGACTGGATTGCTATTGCGCTTACGCTGTTGCTTGCACCTATACCTGTATTTGTTGTGAAAGTAGTGTCCTGTGTGCCGTCTGTGTTAAGGCGAACTATACGGTTTACGGTTACTTCGTTGAAGGTTAAAAATAAACCACCTAATACAATTTTACCGTCAGACTGGATTGCTATTGCGCTTACGCTGTTGGGTGCACCTGTACCTGTATTTGTTGTGAAAGTAGTGTCTCGTGTGCCGTTTGTGTTAAGGCGAACTATACGGTTTACGGTTACTCCGTTGAAGGTTGTAAAGGCACCACCTAAGATGATTTTACCGTCAGACTGGATTGCTATTGCGTTTACGCTGTTGGGTGCAGGACCTGTACCTGTATTTGTTGTAAAGGCGGTGTCCCGTGTGCCATCTGAATTTAGGCGAACTATACGGTTTACGGTTACTGTGTTGAAGGTTGTAAAATCACCACCTAATACAATTTTACCGTCAGACTGAATTTTTATTGAGTTTACCGTGCCGTTTGTGCCTGTACCTGTATTTGTTGTGAAAGTAGTGTCTCGTGTGCCGTTTGTGTTAAGGCGAACTATACGGTTTACGGTTACTCCGTTGAATGCAGGGAAAGCACCACCTAAGATGATTTTACCGTCAGACTGGATTGCTATTGAGTTTACCGTGCTGGTTGCACCTGTACCTGTATTTGTTGTAAAGGCGGTGTCCTGTGTGCCGTCTGTGTTAAGGCGAACTATACGGTTTACGGTTACTCCGTTGAAGGTTGTAAAGCCTCCACCTAAGATGATTTTACCGTCAGACTGGATTGCCACTGCGACTACTGACAGTCCTGCACCTGTATTTGTCGGAAACCCAGCGGTGTCCTGTGTGCCGTTTGTGTTAAGGCGAACTATACGGTTTACGGTTACTCCGTTGAAGGTTGTAAAGGCACCACCTAAGATGATTTTACCGTCAGACTGGATTGCTATTGCGCTTACGCTGTTGCTTGCACCTATACCTGTATTTGTTGTGAAAATAGTGTCTCGTGTGCCATCTGAATTTAGGCGAACTATAAGGTTTACAGTTACTCCGTTGAATGTAGAAAAGGTACCACCTAATACAATTTTACCGTCAGACTGGATTGCTATTGCGTCTATTGAGGTGCTTGCGGCTGTACCTGTATTTGTTGTGAAAGTAGTGTCTCGTGTGCCATCTGAATTTAGGCGAACTATACGGTTTACGGTTACTGTGTTGAAGGTTGTAAAATCACCACCTAATACAATTTTACCGTCAGACTGAATTGCTATTGCGCGTACTGTGCTGCTTGCACCTGTACCTGTATTTGTTGTAAAGGCGGTGTCCTGTGTGCCGTCTGTGTTAAGGCGAACTATACGGTTTACGGTTACTCCGTTGAAGGTTAAAAATAAACCACCTAATACAATTTTACCGTCAGACTGGATTGCTATTGCGCTTACGCTGCTGGGTGCACCTGTACCTGTATTTGTTGTGAAAGTAGTGTCTCGTGTGCCGTTTGTGTTAAGGCGAACTATACGGTTTACGGTTACTCCGTTGAAGGTTGTAAAGGCACCACCTAAGATGATTTTACCGTCAGACTGGATTGCTATCGAGTTTATTGAACCGTCTACACCTGTACCTGTATTTGTTGTGAAAGTAGTGTCCTGTGTGCCGTCTGTGTTAAGGCGAACTATACGGTTTACGGTTACTTCGTTGAAGGTTAAAAATAAACCACCTAATACAATTTTACCGTCAGACTGAATTTTTATTGAGTTTACCGTGCTGGGTGCACCTGTACCTGTATTTGTTGTAAAGGCGGTGTCCTGTGTGCCGTCTGTGTTAAGGCGAACTATACGGTTTACGGTTACTCCGTTGAAGGTTGTAAAGGCACCACCTAAGATGATTTTACCGTCAGACTGGATTGCTATTGCGTTTACTGAGCCGTTTGCAGCATTGTAAACATCATACGTAGCAAAAGAACTATCGTTTACTCCAGCAGATAAAAACCAATTTTTCCACTCCCCAGAAACATTTTCCCAAGCCTCTGGAGAAAATTTCCAAGTTCCCCCTACTTTTATGTAAGGAGCCGCTTCTTTCCATGTCCCAGAAGCATTTACATACCCAGGCATTATGTATACCTAAACCAGAGGTCTCCATCACTACCACCAGTTGGTCCTGATGTTGATGCAGTTATTTGATACAAATACCCTCCCGTTGTGCCTTGAGTACCTGTTATGCCTTGGGTTCCAGCACCTGTATTTCCTTGGATACCTTGTATACCTTGTATACCTGTTGCGCCTTGAGCACCTGTTGTTCCTTGAATTCCTTGAGCGCCTGTTGGTCCTGGAGGTCCATAAAATCCTTCTGGTCCTTCTGGTCCAGTTATGCCTTGAATACCAAGTAATCCTTGTATGCCCTGAAGACCTTGAATGCCTTGAGCACCAGTCGCGCCGTTAGCACCTGCCGCGCCAGGTGCGCCAGGAGTACCTTCTGTACCAATTAATCCTTGGATGCCTTGAATGCCTGTAGCACCAGTTTCTCCAGTTGTGCCTTGGATACCTTGCTCACCCTGAGGTCCATTATCGCCAATAGAACCAGTAAGACCTATATCTCCAGTTAGACCTATTGTGCCTTGGGTTCCTTGGATGCCTTGGGTTCCTTCTATACCTTGGATTCCTTGATTTCCTGTAAAGCCTTGAGTTCCCTGAACTCCTTGCACCCCTTGCAGACCCTGAATACCTTGAGTACCCTGTAAACCTTGGGTGCCTTGTAATCCCCAGGTGCCCTGAACACCTTGTAAACCTGTAGAGCCTTGGATGCCTTGAGGACCTGTATCGCCGATGTCTCCTGTGCGTTGGAATGTTATTTGCATTTCCTCAGCGTCAGTGAAGGATGTTACAGACCCGCTCAGGTAGGAAACTGGGATGTGGTAATGATTGTTGTAGTTTATGTGGCTTCCAGTAATAGAAACCATAACAAAATTTTCAGGGTTGGTGCTACTTTGTAGTTTAAAGTTACCCTTCACTGAAGATGTAGAGTCATCAACAGTATCTAGAAAACTAGTAACATCTATATTGTTTGCGTCAAAGTATGAGATAAGTAAAGTTGTTGCAGAAGATATAGTGGTGTTATCAAAACCTAAAATCCCGCTTGGGAAATCATCATGTATTTCTATAGGAAATGAAGTTTCGTAAACATACTCAAACGCTGCTCCACCAAATGAACCTGTGAGACCTTGGGTGCCTGTAGAGCCTTGAATACCTGTAGTGCCTTGGATGCCTTGGATGCCTTGAGTACCCTGGATTCCCGTTGCCCCTTGCATACCTTCGGTGCCCTGAATACCCTGCGTTCCTTGTAGACCCTGAGTGCCTTGGACACCTAGTAGACCTTGAAGACCTTCGATGCCTTGGATTCCTGCTACACCCTGTAGACCAGTACTACCTTGCGCACCAGTTGTACCCGTTTCTCCTGTGAGCCCTTGAGTACCTGCAGAACCTTGTACACCTATAAAGCCTTGGATTCCAGTTATTCCTTGGACTCCTAGCATGCCTTGAGTACCCTGTAAACCTTGGGTTCCTTGGATTCCTTCTATACCTTGATTACCCTGAATACCTAATAAGCCCTGAGTTCCTGTCTCGCCAGTCGAACCTGCCGAGCCTTGGATGCCTTGGACCCCTTGCTCGCCTGTCGTGCCTTGTATACCTATTGTGCCTTGGATACCTTGCTCGCCTTGGAGACCTATTGCGCCTTGGAGACCTTGGATGCCTTGAGTTCCAGTCGTGCCAGTGTTTCCCTGAGTACCTTGAGTTCCTTGAGTTCCTGTTTCACCAGTCGAACCTGTTGGTCCTTGAATTCCTTGAGCGCCTGTTGGTCCTGTAGCGCCAGTGTCGCCAATCGAACTTAAAAGAGTCCAGTCAAGAGACGTAGAACCTGGAATAGGTGGAGAGAATTGATTTGCGCGAGATGCATACCACGTAGAACCTTCATAAGTAACAACATCTCCAGTTACATACTCAGCGCTTTCTACATACTCTCCTTGAAAATTCCATAATGCATCTGTTCCCGTTATGCCTTGAGTCCCCTGAATACCCTGAATACCTTGTAAACCTGTAGAGCCTTGGATGCCTTGGACCCCTTGCTCTCCCGTTGCGCCTTGGATACCTGCTATGCCTTGGGTTCCTGTAGAGCCAGTCGAGCCTTGGGTACCCTGTGCTCCCGTTTGACCTGTTTCTCCTTGCGCACCCTGAGCACCATTAGTGCCCTGTATTCCTTCTACCCCTTGAACACCGTTAACCCCTATGGTGCCTTGTGTGCCAGTTGCGCCTTGAGCACCTGTTGCACCCTGTAAACCTGTTGTCCCTTGTGAACCTGTTATCCCTTGACTACCTGTAGAACCTTGAACACCAAGTGCGCCTTGAATACCTGTGGTGCCTTGGACTCCTGTTGTTCCTTGAGTTCCCTGAACGCCTTGAAGACCAGTTGTACCTGTTGCACCTGTTATGCCTTGAGTACCTGTCTCGCCTTGAATGCCTTGGGTTCCTTGGATACCTAACCCAGTTTCGCCTTGAATGCCTGTAAAACCTTGTAAGCCAGTCGCGCCTTGAGTGCCTGTTGTGCCTTGGATTCCTTCGGTGCCTTGTGCGCCTGTGAAGCCCTGCGTTCCTTGTATGCCAGTCGCGCCTTGAGTACCTGTCTCGCCTTGGGCACCAATTAAACCTTGGATACCCTGTGCGCCAGTCGAACCTTGCGTTCCTATTGCGCCTTGGATTCCTGTACTGCCTTGGATTCCTTGAGCGCCTGTAGTTCCTTGTGCTCCAACGCTTCCTTGTATGCCAGTTGCGCCTTGCGTACCAGTTGTGCCCTGAGTACCCTGCAAACCTTGAGTGCCTTGGAAACCTAGAGAGCCTTGAATACCTAAAGAGCCAAGAACACCAGCAGTGCCTTGCGCTCCTGTTATGCCTTGTAGACCCGTCTCACCTTTAGCGCCCTGAGGACCACTTCTACCAAGTTCTACAGTTGAATTAACCTCAACGAGGGCAACTTTATTTACATTACTGCCATCTTCTATAGATACTGAAACTACTTCGCCATTAATTTCTACTGAACTCATATTGTGGTCACTTCGGGGGTTACAACGAACTGACCCTCAAGCAACCTAGTAACAGTTCCACTACTTGAAGTCAACTCTAAATCGTAAACATAACTTCCATCAATCAAATCTGAGGTGTAGTCTGCATCAATAGTAACTACAATAGTTCCAGCAGCGCCACCTAAAGTAATACCAGCATTAAGTGTAGATGTAGGGCTTGTGCCAAGTACTAAGGCACCGTTTGTAGCCGCGTAAGCAATGGTAAATGTTGTTGCAGTAGGCGCAGACAAAACAATATATTTTATTGAACCTGAACTTGCAGTTAAGTTAAACAGGGTAATGGTGCTACCAGAAGTGAGACCATGATTAGTTGCTGTTGTTACAGTAGCAATATTGCTAGAAACAGTAGCGCTGTTTATTACTTTTGTTGCACCTGATGTAGAGACCAAAGACAACGCTGAACTTGTGCTGGAGTAAGATGCCCTAACCTGCATTGCAGCAGTGTAGTTAGTTATATCTACTGCAACTCCGTCAATGCTCCAAGTCATTGTACGAGTAAATGTTGCACCTTGCTGACAAGTAAGTCTTGTCGGGGTAGCAGAAGTTGTAGATACAGGGTTAATCTGGCTTTGTAGAACTTTCTTAATTTGAAGATTACCTTCAAGAAGTTGAATGGTAGCACCAGTTCCGTCTACGGCATAAAGAACCCATTTACCTGGGTCATTTGGACCTAAAGCACCATAGGTGTTCATATAAGCAAAAGTTAAATCTATGTAGGTAATTCCACCACTAGTAGAAAATGCAGCAGAAGTAGAAGCGTAGGTCTTCGTGTAGTAACCATTCCAACTAACAGCCTCGAGACGTAAGGTGTAAGAAGCATTGTTATATGCAGTTAGACCAGCATTTGCGCCAGTACAGGTAATAGTCTTACTTCCCGTGAAACTATTTGCACTTGATAAAACAACATCTTTTGTTGCATCAGCAGTTAGAACAATAGGACGGCTAGGAGCAGCGCGACGAGCGCGAGGGATGTCAGGGCTAAATACCTTTGAAGGAGCAAGAGCCTTGGAAGGATTGGCAGTTTTGATAAATAAATCAACAGCATAGATGCCGATGCGCATATTCTCAAGAAAGTCTTGATTATCAAGAACAGTATAGGAAACGCCCTGCCGAGAAATAGATGTAACGCGGTCTGGAAGAGCGCAATCGTCTCCAGTCCAAAACTTAATAAGTTCAATTGCAAAAAGTTTTGCAGCCATACGACCAGCAGTAGGAACTCTAATTCCGTATGTGTAGGTGACTTCTACGTTTCCTGGCGGCCAGGGGGTACCAGTGTAGGCGCGAATTTCGCTATGCTCTGCGACATAATAATAGTCAGGGTTGATAATTTGACCATCATACAAAGAACGTAGTAAATGAATTTCCTGCACTGGTTTTCCACGTAAACGAATGCGGGAAAGCGAGGAAGTGCCATCAGTTTGGTATGCGGAGTCGTTCCAGTCTTCTGAAGGCATGTTATACACAGACCCGTTTACCAAGTGAGGCTGAAAATTGTTTGCAGAAATTCCTTGGTAGCGAAAAGCATCAATAGATGTGATGTAACGCTCTGTCACCGTTGATATGCCGTGATACTTACGACCAGACATAGCCCAAAGGATGTTAGATGCCATTTGGCAAGCGTCGTCGGCATACTCTGAATCAGAGTATGTTGCGCCTAAATCAGAAGGTACTACCCAAAGATTTGTCATTTCTACACATTCCTATTTTAAAAGAAAGGGCGGGCGCGGGAACCTTTTTACAGTTGCCACGCCCGCCTCCGATTTTCTAGTTAACTACCAACCTGAGACTAAACGTCTGAGCCAATAATGTCTGTATCAGAAGCACTTAAGTATTCTTCTCCACCAGGTACGTTGGTGTCAATATCAACATCAGCAATTGGAAGACTAGCAACTGCAGTTGGTGCAGCAGTAGCAGCCCAAGTGTAGAAGCCCTTGTAGTGGTACTGCGATGGGGACCAAGTTGAGCGAGCGTATGCGTATGGACGGTCTGTAACTTCTGCCCACTCCCAACGAGTATCTGGACCCGTGCCGAAAGCGGTGTTTCCAATGCCGTAACCTTCAAAGGTGTTGGCAAGCATTCCGTTTTCAATTACGCGGTCGCCTGATTGACGTAGACGAGCGTATGGGAAAATCCAGTGGAAGTAAGGATTAGTTGCAGCACGCTTGCCGTTAGCAACAGCATGCGACCAAACTTCAATTGCAACACCGTTACCTGAAGGGTCATCACCAATTGCAGGAGCAGCCCAACCAACGCTGGTATCGTCGCGCTTAGTTACTGTACCTAAACCAGAAACAACAGTCGCTGCTGTTTCGGTAGATGCAAAAACAACCTGAGTAGATGTTGTCGAAAGAACTCTTTTAATACCAACAATACTTGTAGGTGCTGTGAATACTCCAACAGTTACGTTGTCTCCAGCAACAATTCCGTGGCTTGAGCCAAGAACAACAGTTGCAGTGGTTCCACTAAAAGTAACTGCTGAAGTGGCAGTTACTGCAACTGCAGAGGATGTTGAGTAGTTCTTAGACAATAGAACGCCACCTGCAAGCAGAGCGGATAGTTCTGGGTCTGGTTCACAGATAGCAAGTTCCATTGTTGCACGCTTTAAGCGGTCTGGAGCCTTGTACGAGACACATACTGTGCCGTCGGCTGCCTTTTCTGTGATTTCTTCGCCGTCTTCATACTCTGGTGTGAAGGACATGCGAATGAATGCGGACGTTGTGTAACTGTCCAAGTCGCCATTCAGTAATCCGCCAGCCGCACTTAGGCGGGTGACGCGAATGGCAGCACCTTGAACGGATGCGGCGTAATCTTGAGTTGCCATGATGGGCTATCTCCTATGGTTGTTAACTAGACGGATGCTGAAAAATCGACCCGGACTGCGTAATGACAATCTGGTTCAAAGTGGACAGCCGCTGCGCGGACGGCTTTTATGCGCATGTCATTGGTGTTGGACGAAGCAGTTATGCCCTGTGCCAAACTTTCATTCACTACTTTAGTTGCACCAAGATGCACATCTACGTAACCAGTAGCAAACATCCACTCGGTTGTATTGCTTACTGCACGGTTAGCGTGTCCAATTGGACCAACTCCTGTGTACCCAGAACCCACAATTACTGGTGTTCCTAGTTTGGTTACGAGAATCTGACCCTTTTTATTTACATCATCTTCATCAAGACGGGCTTGGAAATCTAAACGCTCTAAGAAGTCATAGCAAATACCAGCCATACGACGTGACATATGGATAACACCACGCAGACCTGCCGGGCTACCTGCAAGTGCGCCTTCAAGACGAGCCAAGGATACACGTGGTACGTCTCCGCCAGCAGTAACTGTTACATCTGTAGATGCTTTTTCTTTTACAAGATAATTGTTGCTTAGAGTAGCAATAGGGGTCGTGCCAAGCACTAGAGAGCCGTCTGTTGCGGTGTAAGCAATGATAAATGTTGTTGCAGTTCCAGCAGTGATTACGTAGTTATCGTAGCCACTTGCAGAAGTTAAGTTAAATACAGTAACAATGTCGCCAACCTTAAACCCGTGGGCAGTTGCTGTTGTTACGGTAGCAAAGTTTGATGCCACAGTTGCGCTTGACACAACGTGTGAGGTGTAGCCAGTGAAGTGCTGAGCAGCAGAACCAAGCCATAGTTCGCTTTCTACAGCCTTTTGAGTTGCTGCATCCATAATCTTTTCAACGCGGTTGAAACGGTCCTGTGCAGGAAGGCTAAAAGTAGAGGAGAAGTCTTCAACTTCAATCCCGAAAGGAACATAGTTAGCAAAGCGTGGCTTTGTTGTTCCATCGTACAACTCGCCATTAGTAACGTCATCATCGTTAATGGTAAGTAGACGCAAGGCAAATGCGTCAGAGTCAAACTCATGGGCTGCGAAACGTGCCCAATGGTCTTGTGCCTCGGTATATTGTGAAACGCTGGCGACGCTCAGAACCCCAAAAGGGTACGGAGTTAAGGGGTGAGGTGTCGTGATAGACAAATCCTGAGCCATTATCTTATTTCTCCTATGTTCTGAGCGTCGCCGTCGAGTTTCTTTAGAGTCTAATTAGATTAGAACTCTACAGTTGCTGATGCTGTACCAGCAAGAGTGTCGCGCAATGCAGAGCGAGCACCGTTGATGCTGATTGTTGAAGTTACCTTGATGGATTGAACGCCAACCTTGGCGATTCCTTCAAAGGTTTCAACGAACATCTTGTAGTCGTTGGTGCCAACAAGGGTTGAGTCACGAATAACTCCAAGGTCAAGCGTGCCACCATCTAGGAACAAGAATGTTCCTTCAGCGAATAGGTACCATACGAATGTGTCGTAGAACTCATTCATAGCACCTGAACTCTGCGCAGCGTATGCATTTGCATCGTCCAAGTGGAATGTAGCGTTTACGCCACGGTCACGTAGGTAACCTTCGATTTCGCTGTCAGATACAGACAACTTGTTGTCGCCTGGCATTTGCAGAGCAAAGTCAGAGCGAATAGCAGCCTTAATCCATGCTGGAGCAACAAGACGCAACTGAGCATCGTCAACCATACGGTGACGTGCACGGTACTGTGAAGCAGCGCGGCTAACCTGAAGCAGGAAGTCTACGCCAAGACCAAGTACGTTGGTGCTTGTTACAGCAGTGGAACCGCTACTTAGAGCAGAAAGAAGGTTCTCTTCTGCTTCACGAGCGTGCTGAATCAGACCTAGTTCGTTGTGACGAGCAATAAGTTCTGGGTAAGCACGAGTAGCAAGGTTACCGAACTGCATCTGCAGGGTTACTGCATCTGCAACTGCGGTTGTTTCGGTTGCAGCAGTTACAACAAGGTTTGCCTTGGTAGCACTTGAAGTAGCCGAATCGGTTACGTAAGCGGTGTCAAGAGCAGTTGTCCATACGCCAACAGCGTTGCCATATGAAGACAATACTGGTGGAACGATGTAACGGATACCGCCACGGTCTGCTTGGAATGATGGCAAAGAGTCGCGGATTGGGCGAACATTGGAGCCAATTCCAAAGATTTCGTAACGGGTAGCAAATGGAGACTGGTATGAACCAGAAGCGGTAAGAGCACTTGGAGCACCCTTAATCTTTTCCATGTTTGCTTCTGCATCGCTACCAAGTTGCATTGATTCTGGGTATGCGGTGCTAAATGATGCAACGATGTGCTGTTCGCCGTCGCCACCGTTTACGCGGCGCAAGCCGTGTAGACGCTTGGCGAATGCATCTGCTACATCGCTCATGTCGGATAGTTCTGTACCTGCAGTCACACCTGGGATGTCAGCGCCAGCAGTAATTGCTACTGGAATGGCAGTTGTCATCGAAGCGGGACGGCGGTCGGCTGGGACTTCAGGAGTTACATCCTGAGCGTCAAAAGCAGCGGCGGTCACTGTTGCCTCTTCCTGCACCTCTACTGGTGCATCAATTGGGGTTTCGGTTTCTTCGGTTGAAAGTTCAACAACTTCTTCTGTTGATAATTCAACAGTTTCTTCGGTTGAAAGTTCAATAGTTTCTTCTGTTGATAGTTCTGCTTCTGCAACTGGTGCTTCTTCGGCAACAGGTGCTTCTTCAGTAACTTCTGGTTCTTCGGTAGAAAGTTCGATAACTTCTTCCGCAATAGTTGATGCTTCTTCAACTGCTGATACTTCATCGGCTTCAGCAGATGCCATAACTGGCTTCTCTTCTTCCTTTTCCATACCTTCAGCGTCATCCTCTACTGGAGTCTCAGTCTCGACCTCTACTTCGGTCTCTTCTGGCATTTTTTCCATGTCAGTATCTTCCTCTGGTTGTTCGGTCGCGGCTTCCATCTCCTCGCCGTGCACACGAGCACTGGCTTCACTTGCTGTTGCAGCAAGTTCTTCAGCCTGTACTTCGCGACGCTGTACTTCAGAACGAACTGAATCAAGCATGTCGGCTAGTGAGGTCATCGCCTCAACTGTTTGGGGAGTTGGTTCTTCGCTTTCGACCGATTCGAACTGGCTGATGATTTCACTCTGAAGTTCGACCATTTGTTCGTCGGATAATTCAGGCATGTTTTCCATCATGTTTATAATGCGGTCCACTACTGTCCCTCCTCCGGGGCAGTCGGGGGAAACCATCTATGTATATGATTTCCCGGCTTATGTAGTCGAGATTGAGGGACTCCAAACAGAAACCTGTAGGAGGCACTCCACCTATATCTGATAATACAGTATTCTTAAATACGCTATTTTTAAGTTAGCAGTCTAAGAAGTCTATTCATTTTGCTTGAAATCTCGCTCTGACTGTATACGTCTCCGCCAGCCATAAAAGATTTTAAGTCTTTAGTTACTTCGCCAGCATCTTCTTTACCAATTTTGGCTTCAACTTTTTGTATCATATCTTTCATTAAATCAGCCAAGGCAGATGGGACATCACTAAAGCGAATCTTCTGGGACTGGTTTTCGAAAGGTAAAGGTAGGTTTGAAATTGTCTCTGCCAAAGCAGTAGCGCCAGTACGAACATTTGTTAAGGCTGTACTGTCCAAAGCACCTGTATCTATACGATTAACAGTGTCAATCACATCCCGAGCGCCCTGAGCAGCGCGGGCATAGTTACCAACATTGTCAAGGTTTTCTACCTCACCAATACGCTTAGAAAGCGCATCAAGTGATGCAACTCCTGAGTCCTTCTTCAAACGGGCTAAAACTAAGCGAAACTTGCCTCGAGCATCTCTAGGCTGAGTTTGGGCAGTGTATTTACCTTCAGACTGAGGAGCCTCGTTAGAGGCTGGTACTTTTGGGTCAACACCACCTGTGGCTTCCACAGTTGCGTCGGCTTGCATAATATCTGCAGCAGCAGTCAAAGAATTAGTAGAGATTTTGCTTCTCATATCTGCTAGAGAGATTGAAAGTTCCATTCTGCTTGCAGAAAGGTTTTTCCACTCATCTGGGACAAGGTCTGGTTTACCAAGAGCCTTAGCACGCTTAGTGATGTGACGACGAACTTTAGCGCGGTCAGATGGCTTAGAGCGACCATATGCTCTAACTGCTTTGCGCAAGTCAGATACGTTGCGGATTGGGTAAGAGCCATTTGGCAGTGCTTCACCTGATTCAGCCAACTTCTCGCGGATGGCTTCAGACGGACCAGCAGCAACTAAACCTTGCTCTTCAAGTGCTGAAAAAACTGTTTCAAAATTTATTTCTACAGGCTCATTTTCAGTCATTAGTAGTTCTACTTCACTAAGCGAAGAAGATAACTGCCATTGCCACTTCTGATGCATGTCAATTCGACCAGCAATAAAGTCAGCAACACCCTGCTCATTTGCAGCCTCAAGCATTTGGAACATAGCCTTAAGTTCATCAATTACTACTTCATTTGCAAGAAGCAAGTCTGCAGCGAGTGCCCGTGGGCTTCCGCCTGACAATTCAGAACCTGAAAGGCTAGACATATGTGCGTAGTCCGCTATAGAAATCTTAGGGAATCCTCCGAGTTTGCGGATATTTTCTCCCATAGGGTCTATTGAACTGTAGACATCTTCGTAGATTTCTTGGAATAGTTCGTGGTACTGAGCAAAGTCCGCACCAACTACATTCCAGTGATAACCATGAGCACGGAAATATAGATTTACTACATCTGCCATTAAAGAGTGTAGAGAACTTAAGTAAAGAGGCTCTATGTCTCCTGCTCCACCTGCCGTGATACCAGACTCATTAATGAATTCTTCTTTAAGTGATGCAAAACGACTCTTTGCAATTTCTGCATATTGATTAAGCAATTCTGGGTCATCTTTTAGTCTCGCTAGGTAGTTTGCACCAGCAGCAACAAGAGCCATTACTTCGCCAGACGCTACGCGAGCGCGTGCAATTGGGAAACCTGGAACATTTACTTGGCAAACAGCAACAAGTTCAAGAGCGCCTTGAATTGGTCGCCAGTCACCTGATGGAGCAGAAGCGCGAATAGCGCGAACTTGGTGAGGAGTTACCTCTGGGCGAAGTGAGCCAGAGACCCAGATTCCAAATGAATCTTCGCCAGCGTGGACATCGGCAAATGCTGAAGCGGTATCGTCATAATGCTTTGCAGCAGACTTAGCCGATGCTTCTAGTGGAGCGTGTCCACCAGCAAGAGTTAGTTGACCTACTGGAACATCTGCGCCTTCTTCAGTACGGCAAACACCTGTATGGAAGTAGGAGTATCCGCTCTTTGAGCGAGGAGGCTTTGTTCCAAAACTAAGACCAATATGGTCTACATGCCAAGCAGCAATATGACCAAACACGCGACCGTCGTCAGTTACTGTAAGAGGTGTTGGACCAGTCAACTTAGGGTTTTCAAACCATGACTTAGGCGGGGTCATAGGGATGGAAGCAACTACAGCAGCACAAGCCACCAAAGCGCTCTCGCTAGAAACAGGCTTCTTAACCTGCATACCGATTGAACTCACAGGTTCCTCCTGTACATCGACGATTTCGTCAGTTAATAGTATTCTACACTCTTGAAAGGCTGGCTTAGGAACTAAAGTAACGCCCATGATGCGTCCCTTAGTAATTTTTATTTTTCCTGTGCCCATTTTCTTATTTTCTTCAGAGGATGTTTCTTCCTCTGCGTCTGCTTCAAATCTATCTAAATCTGCAGATATTCCACGAATGAAACCACCGCGAACTAGACGCTCTGCTTCACGACCGTACTCACCTGAATCAAATACGCCATAGGCATTTCCAACACCATCAGCAGTACGTTCCATTTTGTCGATACGACCAACAACTACAGAACCGTCATGCCCTTGAGCAGTTTTAATCTGCCACATCAATGGAAGCGGAAGTTGACGCATGGTAACAGCACCTATAGAGAAACTCCGACCATCACCTGACTCTGCTCCTTCAGGTAGAACAACAGGAATAAAAAACTCTGCTCCAGATGTTGCAGGGGCTTGGAATCCACCAGAAGCAACAAGAACTCTATTCTTTATCTCTTCTGCCTGAGCCGATAGTTCTGCGTTCGAAATAATCTCCGCACTAGAGCGAATGTAATCATCACTGTAGGTATTGAAAGCGCCCTTACGACCATACATTTGACGATGAGCCTTGTCGCCAGTCCAAAGACCAGTCATTTCTTTGTGACGAAGTGCGCAGTAGCCCTTGGCACGAGGACCCATGTATTTGGATAGTTGACGTACACAGCGAGTCCAATCTCCGCCAGTTCCCCAACGAATCTTTGCACCACCCTCACCAACAGTCCAATAACGACGTAGTGTCTCAGCGTTGCCACGGTTACGGTCCGCGCCACCTGCAGCAATAATTGCTAGAAGGTCACCAGTTGGACCCCAAAGAACAGACAATTGAGAATTAATCTCTTCTTGTTTTTGTAGTTCTTCTTGCTTCTCCATGCCATTTTTCTCCATCTGAACCATGACATCAGAGAGTGTTTCATCATCTAAAACAACTACAGGAGGTGGAGTAGGGCTGTTTAGGTCAGTTAAAATTGCTTCGTCTTTAACCCATTTACCTTCGTGACGCTTGAAGAGAGTAGGAGTTGTTGACTTATTGTCAGCAGGAATAAGAGCAACTAAATTCATTACAGCCTGGGGGTCATCCTGAGCAACAATTGCCATATAAATTGCTGGAATATCTGAATTTTCCGGGGTCAGAGCAGTCAAATCTGCAGCAGCAGTGATACTTTCGTAGACTGAAGTGTAGTTCTTAGTCGTTGTGACAATTCCATTTTTCATAGAGACATTTTTAGTCCACTTACCTGAGCCACTACCAGAACCGCCACTACGAGAAGGACCTCTGTATCCTACAGATTTAGCACTTTCTTGTGATTCAATATCGTCAGTTCGTACTGGGTTATACCAAGAACGATTAGGGTAGGTTTTATTTGAACCCTTACCATATACAGTATCCAACCAACGACGTAAGTATGGGTCGTTGTAAGCATTTGGAGCCAACTCATCGTCAGCCTGTGTATTAACTTTAACTTTAGGAATTTCTTGTCTATTTGCTTCATAAGATGCGCGCTGGTCTGAGACCCATGAGCCCCAGTCGTTAAGCATTATCTGCATACTGTCTGCAGTCAGAGGTGGAAGACGGTTAGGTAGTCCAGCAAGTTTAGGGTTTGTTGACTGACGAGGCTCTCCAAGAATTCCTGAAACATCTAGCGGTTGACCATAACGAGGTGGCGGAACTGCTGCAGGTGCTTGTTCTGCTGGTCTAGTGTCGCTAACAGCAACATCGGCAGTATTTCCGTTATCAAACTCGATGGTAGCCGTACCGCCACTTACCGCTCTGATAGTTCCTGTAGCCTGTGGGTTGTTTGCAACAGTTACTCGTCCGCCCATTTTTGCAAATTTGCCAGAAGCATCTCGTACTTGGCTTTCCACATTTTCTGCACGCTCGTCAGAAGTATAGTTTCCGTCAGCGTCAGATGCCTCAGCAAATGTAAGAGAATCTATGTAGCCCCAGTCGATGTCTGCAGATGCTGCTAATACCATTTCAGTTTCTGTAATATCGATGTTTTGGATGCCAGTAGCCAAAAATGGACTGGAATCTAAAAGAGCAGAAGCAACAAGAGCAGCCTCTTGGTCTACAGGGAAGTGATAGAAAAACTTTCCATCTACGTCAAAATCTAGGACAGAATCTATGTCTTGGAAAGATTTACAAGTCTCTCCTAAATTAAACCAAGAACCGTTATCCCAAACTTCAACTGAGTTGTCTTGGTGAACTGCATATAAGCGGTCAATGCCAGAGCCATTACCTTGAACTCTAATAGCAAAATCTACATTAGTAGAGTTTGAAAAATATGAAACATCAATGTTGTCTACTTTTTTATATATTGATGCAGTTACAGCCTTTTTGTTTTCGCGCTCTACAATTGCTGAAGCCCAACTCTTAGCAGAGTCACCACCCCAAAGTGCCCAAGCAATACGACCATTAGATGGGTAACCATCTTCTGCTGGTTTGTATCCCTTACCTCTTTTATCTACCTCATGGCGAGGAAAGTATTTTGCAATGTGACGAACCTTGCGAATACCGATTTGTCCGCCTTTTGCAAGGGTACGAGCAGTGTTAAGACCTACAGGAGTTCCACCGCGTCCTTCTTCTTTGCGCCACTCAAGTGCACGCTTGGCTTCTGACTGTACAGACTTTGGAATGGTGTACATGCGGTCGCTATCTGCAAAAACTTTAATGTCTAAATCAACTGCATATCCCGTAGCAATCTCATAGGAAGTGGTTGAGGGTTCTTCCCCATGTTCGTTCCAAGAAACTGAAGCAAGTACTGAAGCAATATTATCTACGGGGCTAACCTCGTTGGTGTCTTCGTTTACAATGACAGATACATTGTCGGATGTCAGGAGAACATCACTACCGTTGCGACCGACAAATTGCATGTTTTCGTCTCCAGATTCTAGACAGATATACTAATAATAACAAAAGAACAGAATGGTTATTTTGTTAAATTACTCGAATTACTACTTTTCTTCGGTTACTGGTCCGCCAGCGACCCATGCATCACAGGTACGGGAAGAAGCGCACTTAAAATCAAATGCCTCGCAGTAGCCAAGTTCTCCAGCGTTAATAACGCCCCAAGCGTCGTTTCCTTGCTCGTTACCTAAGCCAGACTCGATGCAGTCAAGCATTCTAGGTGTCTTAATAAATACTGCGCAGTTTCCGCAAGTAGAAGACTTTGCCTCTTCAATATCCGTAGACCAGCGCTCAGCCTTTTTTTGCCAAAACTCGTTGTTTGGGCGAGCAGGGTTTAGTGGACCGTAGGCAGCAACCTTTATTGCGTTTTCACGGTTCTGTAGGTTTAGACCGATATCTTGAGTTGCAGGTGGACAAGACCCGTTAGCAGCAGCAGTTATAGTTTCAGGACCAAACTCAAATTCTGGAGCAACACCATAATCTTCTTGAACTGACTTTTGTTCTATACTCTGACCAACAGTGCCTGTAATAAGGTCAAATTCGTCAATAAAGTTTGGATTAACAAAAACAATGTTTGCCCCAGAACCAATTGGAGATGTTTGACTAGTCAAAGGCAACCATTCGTTACGGATGCGTGAAAACGAACCCTCATTTGATTTATAAATAAGACCAGTTAAACGACCTTTTATATCAAAAGTTGCATACAAGTCCTGAGGCTTATCAGGTTTTTCGGGGGTAAATGCCATTAGTCTTTTTCCTTTGTCTCTGGTTCTTCGTAATTATATTTAGTGTTGTACCGATTAAGCACTAAACCTTTAGAGAAGTCTAATCCCTCAGTTTGACCAGCAAGCCAAGGCTCTAGCCAAGGATTTAAGTCGCGAGTTCCAGCAGCGTCAATCATGGAAAAAATAAAAGCCTTTTCTGCATCCTCCGAAATTGTGTCAGATTCCCCAATTGAGTAAGCATGAAAGTCTGGGTCCTCCAGCATTATATCTGCAGCAATATTCATTTTTTGCTCTGATAGACGTAAACCACTGACACCTGAAGGCTCTTTTAAAACTTTCTGCTCTTGATTTACTGCATCTTTTACTGCCTTATACGGCTTTTCAGGCTGTACTTCTGAAGCAACATAGGAGTTAAGGTTAAATAAAGCAATGTTAAGCCAACCATTTGCAGTTGTTGGTTTTACACCGCCACGCGCTTCAATGATTCTATTAACTCTGTCAGCCCCATCAAAAGACTCTTGACCTTCAGGAAAGACATATCTAACAGAAGTGTCTGAGGCAACAATAGAGAAACTATGCTTTCCATCTCCATAGATAGAGTCACTCAGCCGTACTACTTTAATATTTGCCACTTGATGTCATTCCTATCCGTAAATATCTGACCAGTTGTCAGTGGTGTAATTTAGTATCTCACTGGCTCTGTCAGAAATCATATCTAACACATCCTGTGGCATATATCCACTACTGTATCTGCTTTTTAGTTCTTGTAAAGCCTGTGCAATTCTTTTATCCATTAACATCTTGAATGTTACAGGACCCACTCTATCAAATATTTGCTTTCCAAGGTCATTACTTACTCCAAGACTTGTAGTTAGATAGTCGTAAGGACTTTGGTATCCATTACTAGTCTGTTCTATAGCAGTGCGAATAGCAACAGCATCAGCATGGTCAAACGGTATTGGAATCCATGCTTCAGCCACATTTTCGTGGACTGGAGTGTTGGGAACATCGTTTCCACGTACCATCATAACATTATTTGACCCGCGGTCATTATTCTGGATAATAGCATCCATAGCCAATATACCAAGAGCATTGTTAATGCTAACGTGACTAGCAACATCTACAGCATTTACATCAAATATTCCTGATTCAGACATGCGGACTAGATGAGGAGTGTCAAGTTCTGGGCTACTATTTGCACCAACAACAAGTTCGTCACTGTTGATAGAAGGGATACTTAGGTTAGTCCCAAGTTCACTGGTGATTATTCTGGTGCTGTTTGCATCTCCTTGACGGTCAACAACTGGAAGACCAACAATACCAAGAGCGCGACCAACAATATTAGATGCTATTTCGGACTGGACGTTGGTCTCTGTTGATACATTTTTTACAAAGAAACGCTCTTCAGTTTTGGTGCTTTGTACCAACCAGATATCACTTGCACCAGCGTAAGCACCTGAAATTGTAGGTCCATCCTCTGGGCTAGTTGTATTCTGTTGAACCAACTTTGTAATGGTGAATGGTAGAATCTCACCAGTTTCTTGGTTAGTAACATTTTTTGTTTCTCCAGGAGTCATGCTCGTATCAAATACTTCACTAGGAAGATTCTTTACAGTCTCTCCAGCCTCACTTAACTTTGTGCGGTTAGGCTCGAATGACAACCTATCTCTTTGAAGAGCATCAAGCATAGAAACAAAGTCAGCCTTAATTGAAGCATCCTTAGCCTTATCACTAGGGCTGTCTCCGTTAGTAAATACTGGGTCATTGCCATCAGCAAGAATAGTAGCAAGATACTTACCAAGTGCAGCCTTGGCAGGAGGCGATAGTTGGGATACAGAACGCTTTCCTTCGTAGCCAGTAAGTTGCGTCAACTCATCTGCATAAGGTGCAAGAATCTCTCCAATACCGTCATAGGTACTACGAGTAGCAAAATGGCTTTTAATTTTCTCATTATTTTCAAATGCATTAGCGCCACTAGCAGCCAACTTATCAATAGCCTTTTTCATGTTTTCGTATGCGCTGTTCTGGACTCGCTCTGTAGATGTTGGTATTAGAGTTTTCTTTCCTGAGAACCCTGTATCCATCGAGTAAGCCTTACCAAACCAATGCTGTTCGTTAGCGCGTAGGTCTGGTGTCCAACCAATCATTGCCATTTCACGAGGAGTCGGGAATGTAGGAGCAAGTTCAGCATCTGATGTCATTGCTTGTCTTAGACCTTCCCAGTCTGAGACTCCATAAGCGTCAAATGCTTGCTGAACAACTTTATCCATACTAGCCTTTGCTCTAGCATAGCCAGTACTACTACCGTAATAATCTACTCTTTCTCCACTAGTGTAGCCACGCTGTATGTAGTCATAACGCGATTTTAGTTGGTTGTACCCTACCCCAGCGCCATTCCAGTTAAATCCAGTGATAGCCCAGACGTAACCGCCAGTAGCAGACCCAGGATGGCTGAAGCCACCAGCCGCAGCAGATACCGTTATGGATTTAGCGCCATTTGCAATGTACCAGTTTTCAGCGTATTGATTGAATAGAGAAGAGAACCCTGAAGGTTTTGCTCCTTCAATAAACATGCTTGCATTGTAAACATTATCAAGTTTTCCATCTACAAATCTGAATTGCCTAGATGCACTGTAAGTTTTACCTGTTTCAGTACTCTTAATTCTTACACTTACATCCATGTTGCCAGTGCCAGATGAGTTAATACGTCCGCCAGCGCTAACGCCTTCAATAGTTAAATCGCCACCAAAGACGTTACCTACGCCCATGCCAAGTGCTACAGCCTTGTTTAGTTCTCTGCTGTCGCCACTTCTAATAAGTTCTATAACTCGGTCAATTGATGGTCTAGAAACACCAGCGTGCGCAATCTGGGCAGCCTTTTCTGCTTCCCATCCTTGGTCTTGGAAGTGCTTTTGAGTAACAGGGTCACCGTTAGGTGTTACTACAAAGTTGTCATCTATCCTGTCAAAGTTAGGATTAGAGACTCCTGCCATAGAACCATCAAACTCTATTTGCTGAACAGGGGTAAGTAGATTCTTAGCAATATTGAGGAATCTTCTGTGTAGAGGGATAGGATTTGGAGCAAGTTGTAGGTTAAGTTCAGCCTCTAATATCTCTTCAGCCTTAGCATCAGCGCGGGCTCGTTTTGTAGCCAAACTTTCTTCACTATTTGTTGTAGCAAGTTCGTCTACTTTGGTCTTAACGCTCTCTAATACAGTATCAAGATTAGCATTTGATGGAATTTCATAACTATCCATAGTTCCATCAGGAGAAACAACAGTAACAATAGCAGTATTCTCACCCTTAGGGTCGATGTTTACATCAACTCTATACTCATTGACATATCCTGCTGGCTTATGAGTAAAGCCGTAGTCCCATGTTCCTTCAGAACCAGCAGAATCTACTCTAGCGCTCGCGCGGGAATTAGGTACGTAATCTTTTAACTCTTGCTGGAGAGTTTGCATACGAGTACGCTGAGCCTGAACCCTAGCCATGTGATAACCATCAACAGCATTTCTAGAAGACAAATTTATTCTATCTAGTGCTTCTTCTGTTCTTCTATAGCGTCCACTATTCTTAATAGTCCCATCGGTATTTAATGAAGAAAGAGTCCAACCACCTTGACTAGTATCTTGAGTTAAAATCATTTCATGCTCTACTGAAGGAACACTAATCTTGTAGGAAAGACCAGTAAAACTATTATCATCAGATGCAATAGATACTTCTACTGGAGCACTTGCATTTAGTGCGGCTAGTCTTCCTTCAATAGCACTCTTAAGATTTGCTACTTCACGAGCATTAAGACGCTTTTCTCTAGGTGCTAGAGGATAAGGACGCGAAGCCGTTCCGCCAGTAGACCTTGGAACTTCAATAGCCTCTCGTTTTTCTAAGAACTTTTGTATGACCGCGTCGCCAGCGTCATCAACAGTGTCAAACTTGTTTGGGAATTCAACACCGTCAGCAGTTGCTACATATTTACCACTTGCAGTTTCGTAGTAAACCATTCCTTGAGTCCCAGTTACCCTGTCAGTCATGTTGATTTCTTTTGTAGCCGAAGACTGAGAAACAGACAAGTTTTGACGAGCACCTGGAACTGCATAAGCCCTACTAGGGTATGACTCCAAATCCTGAATGTAAGCGTATGTGTTTGGTGCTTCGGTTATAGGATTACCTGGAAGAACCTGAGGATTAGCACCAGCAGGTCCTGAGTCTCCTCGCGAAGATGGGGAACCATTAGCACCAGCAAGATAAAGATTTGCTTGCGCTGCTGCTTCATTTAGAGTATCAAAATCATCTGAGAAATCAGGATTTCTACCTTGTTGCATTGCCATTGACGCTAACCAAGCAGATGTTCTAAACTTACCCTCAGGAGTAGCAGTGATTGATACTGCTCTACCACTTGAACTATTTTCGTAGCCGCGTCTTGTCCAGAAAACACCCTTAAGGTTTTCATCTACTGTAGACATATTAGTTATTGCATATGAACCTGGAGCCTGAAGACCTGCATTTATAATCTTTTGATAAGCCTCTGTCTGCACATCAGGAGCATCAGTGTCGGTAGGAGTGTCGCCCTCTCGAGAAGGTCTCAAATCAAGGAGACGGAACTCTGCTCGCGCAATTGCTACATCAAGGTTAGAAATGTACTCAGTCTCAAGTGAATCAAAATCAGATTCTATATCTACTGAATAGGTCTTACGGTCTTCATCCCATTCAATAGTAGCAACATTTGTCGCATCTATTTTATCGCTTAAGTCTCTTAATTTAATAAATTTGTTGCCTGCACTAGCCTCTATTGCCTTGTCATTTCTAACATTAAATGAGTCTGCAGAGTTTTGTAGTGCTCTTGTTCTTTCCTCATCAGTCATAGGGATAGGAGTCGGAGCCTGTGGAGTAGTAGGAGTTGGAGTGGTAGTAGAAGCGCGGTCTATATTTTCTTGTTCAATAGTGTTGATAATCTGTTTCGCTCTATAAGTTACACCTCCAAGGTTGTCAAAATACTCAATCTCTCCATAAGGACTTCCCTCAGCAAATGCTTGCAAAGAATAAGCCTGACGGTTTTCAGCCCATTCAATGTTTACTTGACCATCGCTGTCATCGCCTACGTTAGATATTTTAAGGATGTCTCCATCCATTTCAGCATCTCTTAGCCCATTATCTCTGTCAGCATTAAATATTTGCACATAGGTCTCTAGCGCTGCTGTTCTTTCTTCAGAGGATATTGCAGTAGGTGATGGCTCTGGTGTCGGGGTAGGAGTAGGTGTTTGAACCTGTGGAGTAGTAGGAGTTGGTTCTTCGCCTCTACCAGTAGCGCGTCGCCAAATTGGACCAAGAACTCGGTCTTTAGGGTCAGCAAGTTCAACAATTCTCTCGGATAGAGGCGGAAGACCAGCACGTTCGCGGTACTCGCGTACTCTTTCTTGGCGGTCTAGCCACATTTGGTAGGCACGGCGTGTTTCAGCAACACCCTTACTTAAACCAGTTCCACCTCGCTTTGATACGTATGGACGGATTACTGTCTTAAATTGAGCACCAGCACCTCTACCAGTGCCTTCAACTCTACGTACTTCAACAGTGTATTTTTCAGTTGTCTCAAACTTACGAGGCGCTTCAATTCCTTTTTGAATATTCAATAAAGGACGTTCCATGTTTCGTGCTTCGTCGGAAACTGGAGGAGCGAATCTTAGGTCTTCCGTATCTCTACCGCGACCATTCAAGAATAAGAAGTCAGTAGCATACGTTCCATAAGAACCATCAGCAAATGCTACATAGGCATAACCCTTACGGGCACGGTCTCCTGAGTTTTCAATTGTCTCCCAAGCGACAATAACTCCTTCGCCTCTACCTTCGTTCCATCCGTCATACTGGTGAACGACGCGGTCGCCAAGACGAGCCTGATTTTGTCCATCGGCAAATATGTAGTTTTCTTCAGAGTAGCGTTGCCAATCTTTATCGCCAATCATTCTTACTCGGAAAGGCTCTTCTCCTGGTAGAAGTCCACTAGTAACAAATGGAGATGAGTCTCCAGCAGTAGCATCCTTTATATCCTGACCAAAGTTAGGGTCACTGTTGTAGACTACTCGACCTTCAGCAAGAGCGCGTTGTAGGTCTGCATACATAATGTCTGCTTCTCCACGGCTTGATGCTTCTTGGTATGCAAGTTCAATATTGTTACGCTCTGGGTCACGAATGATTACGTTGTAGTGCTCTGGGTCGCCTTCAAAACCAGCGCCAGATTGAAGTTCAATACTGAACTCTCTGCCATTAGGGTCAACTACTGTAGTACTATCAATCTGCCCATGAGGACGAACAATCCTATCTCCAATAGGAGTTCCAGGAGCAAATACTGTTGGCTCGTCTAACGCTTCTTCGCCAACATCAACAGTAGAGAGCGTGTCGCGGATTGCTTCTCCACCATCGATAATACGGGTAGCAGGCTGACCAAATACACGACCTTCTGTTAGGTCTCCTGCTTGTTCAGGGTCACTCATGTCTAGTGGAACTTTTGAACCATCTGGATTTACCCAGTTAAATATGTCCACCCAGTCGCCACGGTCTGTCCAAGCCCGTCGCTCTGCACGATTGTCGCGCTCTAAATAAGCGCCATCTTGAATTCGCGAGCGTCTTTCATTTTGCTTTTGTTCCTTTGAGCGGGCTGGCTTCTTAGGAGTTTTTACTTCTGGCTGTAGGGACTTGCTAATTTCTTTGCCAGCAGATTTTGCATCCTCTAGAGTTTCAAATCTTTGGAAGTTGTCAATATCTGGTGCTTCTTCCCAGTTGCTTAAGCCACTATCCTTGAAGACACCAACTTCATAACCGCCACCAAAACGCTTAGGCATCTGCATAATTGTAATTCTGTAAGCATTGGCATCTTTATCAAATACTATTTCTTCAGACCTCTGTGTTGGGTAAGTAATATCTGAAATCTGCGAAGGCTTTTCTTCATTAGTAGGTTTTGTACCTTCCATAGATTCAAACATCTCTAAAGTAAGAGCAACAATGTCTTCATGCAATGCGCGTAATACGCTGTCTCCGACCTCTTGGGCTTCTTCAACAGAATTAACAATATTTTCTTGCTCGCCAACTAAGTCGCCATTGTCGTCAAATACCTTGGTAGTAGCGGTTAGTACTCCATCGCCACTTTCTTCAATAGTTGTTTCAGCACTGAAATCATCAATGTTTTCATCAGAGTGCTCTAATCTTGGAGCAGGTTTTTCACTAGGCTCTACAACATTAGTTAGCGATGAGTCGCCTTCTTCACCAGTGTTTAGAGAGTTGGCGCTGATTGGACGACGAACATTATCAAGACGTGTTCCGCCCCAATAAGGACCGCTAGTAAATTCTTCGCCAGTTTCTAGGTCAACTCGGTGAATAGTAAATCGGTTTTCTTCAACCTCTTCAACTCCAACAACCTGAGACCAACGGTCACCCTTACGGGTACGCATAAAGTCACCAACTTCAAGAGAGTTAGCACGAACATCTTCGCGGTCTATTGGACGAGTGTTAGCGTCATCTAATACCCATTCGGCTGTACCTAAACGAGTTGGCTTTGATACTAAGTCTTTAGATGCCTTTACGCCAGCGATATCTTCAGCAGATTCTGGAGTAATAGTTGGAGTAGTGTTTTTTGAATCTTCAATTAACTGTTCAACAGTGACCTCTTGACCAGCAAGTGCATTCTCCACAGCCTGAGCCATGTTCCATGCTTCAAGGTCGCGTAAGTAATTAGGGTAAGTTACTGAGTCGTAGAAGGCTAAATCCTCTGCGTGCTTAGCAGCAATTGCATCAACATCAAATTGACCATTGGCAAGATTTTCTGCTTGAGCGCGGTCTAGAAGTTTTTCAAAGATTAACGCTGCTGCTTCTGCATCAGCATCGGCGCTATGCCAATTCTCTAGTGATACTCCATACTCTTCTGCAAGTTTACCTAATGCAACTCCCTTACGAGGGACACCAGCATCAGCATTAATTGCTCTAGCAAGAGACTGAGGGTCAATGTAACCTGTAGGAGTGAAATCTACGCCTGTGTTAGATAGTGCATTCTCCAAGAACCTACGGTCAAATCTAGAGTTCTGAGCGCCAAGAATTGTATCGGCTCCAGCCCAATCAGCAAATGCTTGATGAGCATCTGCCATGCTTGCTTGTTGTTGTAAGAAATCATCCGATAAAGGATTTCCATCGCCATCTTTAAGGTTGTCTTTTGACCAACCTTCAAGCGGTCTGCCTGGATTCATGTACATATTGAATCGGTCTACTACAACGCCATCTTTAATCTTTACAGCACCAAGTTGGACAGGGTTTTCTGTATTAGGGTCAAGACCAGTTGTTTCGTAGTCAAAGAACGTGAAAGTCATACCCTTTATATTTTCTCGAAGTTGTTCCCAACTTCCAGCGTCGCGCAACATCTGAGCAAATGCGCCCTGTGCGAATGGGTCACTTACTTCGAATGGGGAGCGTGGCTCGCGTGTAGGAACTGCGCGAGGTGCTTCTCTAAGGGCAGGATTGACTTCCTGAGGGTAGTCAACTTCTGGAGCATCGCTTGGGAAGTTATAGAGTGATGCAGCGTTAGCAATATTTTGGTTGTACTGCTTAACAAACTCTGGGTCAGTGTTACGAACATAAACGCCGTCAATGACTTCGCCTTGATTAATTGCAGGTAGCGGACCAGAATCAGGAAGTTCACTGTTACGAATAACTTCCATTTTGTATTCGCGACCGTTACGACCCTCTTGACGAGGTTTCCACATCTTTTCCTGTAATTCGTGTCCTGGGTAGTAACCCTTAACTACAAGAAGACCTTGAGAGATTGCATCTGCATGGTCTGGATTGTTTGGGTTAGGGTCGGAAACACTAGCAATAACAAAATTACCCTTAGTTGGGTCAGCCATAACATCGCCAGGCTTAAGTTCATTTGCATGAACTTTTACGCGGTGAATGTCCGTGCCTGCGTCAAATTCGTAAGAGGCTACGTCGTATTTATTAGACCAACGCGCACGCGCTGCATTAATCATGCCGCGCCATCTAGCGTAGGTAAGTTTGAATTCTTGGCTGTTGCTTCCTCCAAGGAAATCCCCGTACTGAGGCTTATGAATCTCTGGGAGATTGCCTGACATAGGCATGTCTTCTTCTGGTATACCTCTTACAAAGTTAATAGGAGTTATGTTCTTCCACAACTTCTCTTGTACTGGATGTCCTGGGAAGTAACCCTTAACAGAAAGTTTTCCGCGAGAATCTGGCTCGGTTCCAACTTCAGTAATAGTGAAGCAGTCGCCGATTGTTAAATCTCCAGGTTGCATACTTGTAACAGGAGCACTGAACTTTACAATGCTTGCTTTACTAGGAAGATTACTTTCCGTATTAGGACCCCAGATATCCTCAGGTAGAGTTCCATCTTTAGGAGGGTCTTGCATTATGAAATCAACAGTTTCTTTTGAAGTTTTATCTCTAGGATAATCGTCCATTACGTACTCAAAGATTTCTTTTGAAGTTCCGCCCTTAGGAGGGTCTTGCATTATAAAATCTTCTCGCGGAGCCTGCTCAGGTACAACAACTTTTTTCTGGGCACCTACAGCATCGCCGTAGTCAGAGAACATTTCGCCCTGACCAGCAGTATAACCAGCAGTGTCTTCTGGGTCGTAAGCCATAAATGTGACATCAGGCTGACCATTGTTAAAGTCTGAGAAGGTATCTTTGTTCCAGTCAGATGGCGCTTGTGAATCGTCCCAAGGTAGGCGGGCTACAGTCTTTAGACCGTGGTCACCGTAGATTTCTGGAAGGGTGGTGTCAAATGCATCAGCAGTGATAGCACCTTCTTGCGTAGCAAGAGGAACCATTGCATGTGCGACACGCTTATCCTGCGTGTCACCCTTGAAAACAGAAACAAGGTCAGTACCCTTAAGGGCAAAACCTGACTTGCCATCTGCAGAAATAAACATACGCATATCTACGTACTCTTCTGGGGTATAGATAAACACAGACGCGCCAAATTCGTTAGCATTCTTTGCATCAGTAATAGCCTGATGGAAAATTGCAGCATTTTCTGGACTTGACTTTAGTTCGTGCATAGTTAGTGGTGTAATACCACCATCTTGCATTAATTCTATTGCTTCAGTAGACGGAGTGAATGAGTTTGCCGTCTCTACATTGCCTACAGGTAAAGAGACATTGCCTTCGCCTGCTGAGGTGTAAAGTCGTACTCCTTCGCCATCTCTAAGTCCACGAAGTCGGTAGACGCTTGCTCTGGCTGGTTTTCCTGCACTGGCAAGTTCGTCTGCTCTGGCGTTGAGTCTTGAGGCTCGTTCTGCATTTGGTTCTCCAATTCTTTCTGGCTCTGGCTGAGCCTCTGTAATAATACCCGATGGTACCTCTGGCTTGTCAAGTTCAGGCTCAATGCCTTCGCCGTCCATCATTGCTTGCATTTCTTCGTCAGATAGGTCACCAGATGAGCGACCCTCTTCTACGTCAGAGGCAACTGGCTTGTTTTCAGCCTGTGCAGCCCAAGCGCGGTCTGCAATTTCTTGAAGGATTTCGTTGGTGTCTTCACCTTGAAGTTGGAGCGCATCTCGTATAAATTCTGAGGCAATGTCTACATAGAACTCATCGCCGTTTTCATCGAAGTATGTAAATGGTGTTACTCCTACTTCGTATTTGCTGCCCTCTTCGCGAGGCTCTAAGGAAAATTCGAGATTGTCAATTAATTCTTGAGTATCAAAATTTTGTGCAAGAACATATGGGTCATTAGTCCAACCTACAGAAAAACCATCTTGATTTAAAGCATCGCCTTCTTCAACTGTGGTGATGTCTTCAAGAGCGACTGGATTAGGGTCAATCTGCGTGTAGCCTTCTGGAAGTTTAATATCTTCATTACTTGGCAAGAATGGAACGTGGTCAAAACCACTATCAACCCATGACTGCAGTTCATCTTCAGTCAAACCTTCAATAAGTGCTGGGTAGTTAGGGTCCTCTTCCTGAGCGTCTTCTTCGGCAGTGTTTACATCTTCAATTGGCTGTTCGCCCTTTGCAGGGGTTACTTCGCTAACTTCTGGAATATCTTTAATGCGGTCAAGAGCGTCTGCAACATCCTCTCCCTTGACTTCTTCAATAAATCCACTCTTAGGAGGGTCGTAAAATGCAGTAATTTCTTCTTCGTCTTCTGCCTTGCTAGGTCCACTCTTAGGAGGGTCAGAAATTATATTAATTTCTTCGTCTTTTGCGCGGTCTAGACGAGCCTTACCCTTTTCATAAGTATCAGCAACAAACTTATCTGCATTCTTACCTTGCTTCTTAAGAGCAAAGTAAAGTGCTTCTGCTGAAACCTCTTCTATACCCTCGTTAAACTCTAAACCGCCGTATCCTAATCCGTTAATACGGTCTAGGCTGTCTCCGATAAGAGCCTCTTGCAAAGCGTTAGCAATTTCCCGTGGCTTAAATTTAGTAGCAAGTGTTTCAGGGTCATCGGTGAAGTCAGTGCTGTCTTCATTTACGCGACCACTTGGGGTGTAGTCTCCTTGCTCAAGTTCGTAAGCGCCCTGCGGAACTTCAAGAGCAGGAACAACTTTCTTAGGAAGTTGTGCAATAGGTTGTTTTTCTTCTTTTTTGTCTTGCTGTATTTCCTGTCCACCAAGTTTTTTAGTAATAGCCTCTGAGCCCTTACGGAAATCATCTTCAAAGCCTTGAAACTTCTTTTCAAATGTTTTTTGGTTAGGGTTTGTAGTTTCTTTATCGCCAGCAATTGCGTCAGCAATTCTTTTTGCTTGCTCGGCAAGTTGTTCAGGAGTTCGGTCTGAAGGAGCAGTACCGTCACGCAAAAAGTTTGCAATATTACTTGCTACGTCGCGAAGCGAACCTGCGGTTTCGTTGTTTGCAATTTCATCAAGACCACTAAGAAGCATGTCGTCAGTAAGTTCTGAAGGAGTTTCTGCTCCACCAAGAGCATCCTTGATGGACTCATCAAGCATTGAGGTCCAGTTGTCGCCCTTAGCAACTTCGCCTCCGTTTTCGTCAATTAAACGGTAAGACTTGGAGCCATATTCATTGTTAGTCTGAGCAACAGTGTAAACGCCATCCGAGAAAGCCTTTTCTCCTGCGTTTCCTTGGAAGTTCTCTACTGCTTCCCAGCCTGCAGGGGAGTCCACAAACTCTAAATCTGCTTCTGCAATAATGTCGGACTCATCTGCTGCTGTAGTACGAGCAGTGGCAGGGCTGTAGCCGTCTTTAGTTTTTCCTGGAAGATATGCTTCAATGCCTTCTGCAGAACTTGCAGGAACACGAACAATACCTTTAGGAGTTTCAACATCAAAAGTATTTGAATCAGCAGCAGCGCCAACCGAGCGACCAGTTAGCCAACGAACTGAACCATCGCCAGTACGCACAAGAAGACGCATACCGCCACCTTGTTCAGCGAATCGACCTAAGCGGTCACGACGCTGGCGCATAGCACGCATACGACGTGCCCAGTACGAGTTGCCATCTCCAGAGAATGCTGCAGTAATTGTTTCAAAGGCTTGTACGCCTTCTTGAGTAGCACCTAAGCGAGTTGTAGCGTACTTACGCTGTTCTTCGGTTGACTCAACCGAGAAAGCAGAAGCAAGAAGAGGAGCGTGTTCTTCAGAAATACGAGGGTCAGCCAAGTACCACTGCATTTGAGCATCTGCAAGAGCAGAAGCAGTCATTGCATGAGGTGCTGCTGAGAATGGGTGAGCGGTTGTAAGAAGGTCAGAGTACTTAGAAACTGAAGAGAAAGAAACGTGACCTTGCGCAAGATTAATAAATGACTTAAGTTCATTGAATGCATAGTTACGACGACCAGCAAAAGAACTAAAGTGACGGCTTTCATTTAAAGCGCGCCAAACTACTTCGACAGCAGATGTATCAGTTACTTGACGTAGTGGAGCAACTCTGGAGTTAGCAGAGGCAACAACAGCCAATACGTCTTGGCGGATTAAAAGAGCCTGTTCAACTGCGGAACGACGCTTTACGCCTTTAGTTACTTTAATTCTGTTATTCACGAAGAAGTACCCTTCTCGAACTGAGGCAATAAGTCAGCGTCTTTACTGTCGTATGTATATTCTGCCATATTTTTTACACGGCTATATGGGTCTTCGTTATCTTTGACTGCTCGCAACCAAGTTGCGCGAAGTGCTGGGATAACTTCGTAACCTAAACCAGAAAATTCTGCCAAAGCAGTAATAGCATTCTCTGTTGATTCATATTCTTCTAAATCTTTAATAGTTACAGAAAGTTCTTCTTCGTAGTAAACATCGTCTACGTCTTGCTTTAGTTTTGCTCTGTCGTATTCAATGATTGCATCGGCACTAACAACACCGTCAGGAATTACAGCAAAACGACACTTACCTAAGTCTTCAATTGGAAGAGAGATAATTTGGCAGACATCTCCCTGCTCTGTCTCTTGGTAGAAGACGCAGTTCATGCAAACAACACCAATTTTTGCAACTTCGTTCTCTGCAGCAGGGGTGTAGCCAGCCCAAACGCCAATTTGGTCTTCGTTAAACTTTCCGTGCTTAGCAACAACTTCAAGTAGAGCCTTTGCTAGGTCTTGCTCTTCTGGAACCAAGCGAGCAGATGCCGTCAATGCCAAAGCAGAAGCAGAACTCTTCGTGCTACGAGGGTGAGAGGCAGGAAGCAAATCGTTATCTTGCTTGTAAGCAGAGTTAGAAGGCTTTCCAGACTTAAGAAGTTTTAGATAAGCGTTAACGCGACCCATAGCCCACTGGTCGCGACTCATTCCGGGACGGTGGCTTGTTGAGAAAGCACCAGCACCTCGGCGGTAGACAGCCTTAAGCATTCCTAAAGTAGCCTTGCGACCTTCTTTAGCGTTTTCGTTGTGCTCGGAAACTTTATTCTCTAAAGACTTCTCTACTTTGGCAGAAAACTTAATAGCCTTAGATTTTCCAGTCGAAGCAGAGCCTTTAGGGTTCGTGCTAGAACCTTTGATTCTGTCTTTCTTTGGAGCAGGAGTCTTCGGGTCTGATTTAGGCATTTTCTACACCTTCTGTAGGTGGACCAAACAATTCAGGAAAGTTCTCTACTGTTGGCTCTAAGGGCGTGCCAACTTCAACTGGTTCTTCTGTAGGTGCCTGCGGAGTCTCTGGTGATGCTGGCTCTACTGGTGCTTCTGTTACTGGTTCACCTGAAAGGGCTTGCGCAACATTTTCAGGTAGCGGACCAACAGATGAAGCCTGTTGCGCACCCTTAATCTTTGTCATCATGTCAGGAGCAAGGGCAGCGAGTGCTGCTTCGGTAAGTTCAGGTGAGAGCATACCCTTTTCAAAGAACATTCGGATTGCAAGTTCTTCGGGGGTAGGTGCATCTGCATCAGAGAAACCGTGAGCATGTCGCCAAGTAGAAAGCGAGATTGCCATCTTGTCGAAACCTGCATCAGCATCAGCAGCGCGGTCATTACGAGTTGAAATTGCTGATGGGTCATACCAAACAACGATGCGGTCTACGTCTGATTCTGCAAAACCGTTTGCAAGTAGGTATGGACGCAAGTAAACAACTGTAAGAGCGTCTGCAATAAGAAGCATGAGTGGCTCAATGTGGGTCTTGTAGAGCGTCTCATCAATCTGCAGGGCGTTTGAGTACTTGACGTTGGCTAAGCCAGTGATTACGTCCTTAGGCACGTCTACGCCCTGCAGAATGCGTTCCAGTACGCGGTCAGCACGTTGGGCTAGGGCAGGGTCGAAGGAACGCTCAAACTTGAATTGCTTAATAGCATCGCCAAGTTCTGCAGGACCACGAATAATAAGTGGAACAACTGCGCTGGCAGAGTCCTCATCCTTAATAGGAGTTGTCATCGCGTCGATAAGTTGCTCTTCGAAGTCGTCTTGCTGTTCTTCAATAAGAATTTCTGGGTCTACATCTACATCATCAGAGTATGGGTAGTCAGGTTGAGCGTTTGCTGCAACGCTTAATCCATCTGGCAAGTAAAGTGCGCCAGCGTTTAGGCGTGAGCGCGCTGTTGCGCGGAATGTACGGTTAAGAAGTAGAAGTTCGGCGCAAAGGTCTAACAAACCACGTAGTGATGAATCTGCTTCATCAGAGAAGCGTGGGTGTGAGCGCCAAATGCGTCCTACAAATGCTTGATTACCTAGTTGATGAACAGACTTGTTCTGAGAACCACTCATACCGCTACCAGTTGATTGTTCTCTGCGACCAATTACGTTGTAGCCACCCTTAGGGTCTGCAAGAATTTCATCTACAGACTTAATATCCCAAGATTCAGAGGTTCCGTAGTTAGGTCGTGAAGGCATTTGCACTAAGTAGCATTCGCCAGCAACAGAAAGGTTAAGAGCAGCGTCGCGCAAGAGACCAGCCTGACCACCGTAAGCAGAATCTAAACGATTAAGAGCGCGTTCTGCGCCATCTTTCATGCGCTGGTCAATAATCGAGGAATCTCTAACATTTACAGGAGTTTCAGCAGGATTTTCTACAACTGCTGCGTAAATACGGATACGTGAGATTACAGAGGCTACAAGATTGAATGCGTATTTAAGTTCGCCGATTGCATCGTAGTATTCCCAAGCCTCTTGTTGCCAAGAAGATGAGTTGGCAGAGCGACGTTGACGAAATTGTTCTGATTCCCCTTTGTCCCCAATTTTTACTTGTTGCGCTGCAGCAGTTAGAGGACGGATTGCTGAATATGGTAGCGGTTCTAGTGGAGTACCACCAGAATTGAAAGCGCGTACTGGACGGTCGGCATCATCGCGACTAAATACACCCATTTATTACTCCTTTGTCGTTTTTATTACGGAGCATGAGGGTTATTCCTTGTTCTCATACGCGGTAAGCAATCCAGCCATCGCAGAAAGTGCTAATGCAACTGCAAAAAAGCGGAATGTTGTTGAGTCGATTGTATACCAAGTTGCAAAGCCTAATCCTAGCCACACGCTGGAGCACCACTCGCAAGTAAGTAGGTATCCTGTGTGTGTAGTTTCTGGTGGATAGCGGTTCCATATCTTATTTCTGACGTTAGAAAAGATTTCATCCTGCGTAATTAGCCTTGTAGCGCGGTAAATTGCAAGTGAAAACACAATAAAATCAACAATATTTAGAGTTTGCATGTAATTCCTTAGTTAGCGCTCAAAATTGAGCCAACTGGTGACCAGTTTTTTAGCCGTGAACCGCACCCACAAGATTTATCTTTTTTAACTGCGATAATTTTATTCGTAACTGTGATAAAACGTGTTATTTTTTGCTCGTCTGCTTCCCTTTTTGTGTATTGCTCCCTAAAAAACGTAACAGGACCAGTACTAGAGTCAACAGCAATGTAAATAGTTGTCTCATCTGCAATAACGCGAGCAGTAGGAAGCAATTTTGAGCCTCTTAGGGCTGAACTTTGGTGGTGGTTGATTTCATACATATCTACGTTGGGGTAGGTATCGCTCGGAGTGATGTGAACATTGGCTGGAAAAGTGTCAAAAAGTCTCAAGGGGGTTCCTATCGGACGTAGTGCGTGAATTGAAAGTCTTCCCAACCGAGAATTTCGGTAGCAAGTTCGGTGGAAATGATAATAGGCGATTCGGGGCTTGAACTGTTCAGACTTTTCTGGAAATCGTCTTCTGAATAAATGTAAGTAGCGTTTTTGAAGGCTTGTAGTTCCTCACGGGGGATGGAAAGTGGTTTTGGTGGGGTTCCGTGACTAGTTAGGGCTTGAAGAAGTCTTGATTGGGGGTGGTCTATACGTGATGGGTTTAGCCACACAACACAGCAAAGGTCAGTTGTCATAAGGTCGATAATCCTTTACTTACTCGGCGGAACATTGCCCGTGAAGAAACCCCGCAGGCTTTAGCGATTCTTTGGACAGGAACGCCTTTTAGGTATAACTCGGTGGCAAGTTGAGTTAGGTCGTCATTTGCTAGGCGAAACGGCGAAGATGGGGGCGTTTTTGCCCGACAGCGTTGCGCTAGATGAGCAAGACGCTTAAGTTCTGGGACAAGTTTAGGTGGGACCTTAGGGGATATTGGGCGTATAGGAAGATTAGGAGTTGGCAGAGGGGCTGGGTTCTCTTTGTCTATGTAGCCAGTGTTTTCCTGTTTAATCCAGTTGTAAACCGTAGATTTTGGGCGCGGAGGTGTTAAGGAGTCGCCTAGTTCTTTGAGAGACCAGCCAGCCTCGTGGAGCGCCAAAAGACGGTTTGGAATAAGTGGTCCAAGTGAGTTCAGAAACTCTTTTTCAGATTCTGGGAGCATGGCTCTATTGTACAGAGTTTTCTCTTAAGTGTTTCTCCTCGCAGTCACGGGCGAGTTGGGGGACAACGTATTGTTTTCCGCACCAATCGCAGAACCAGAGATGGTCGTAGTTTGACTTCGAGTTGGACAAAGAGTTCCTTTCGACACTTACATTCTAAGCCGGGATAAGTTGAACGGAAAGACGAAAAAGGTGAACAGTAACTATATTTGGATTTGGTCGCTGAGGCGGCTGTCGTTGTTTCGTACACTTGTTCTAATCGTTTCGGCATTTTTATTTTATTTTTTATTTTTAGAAATTATAATAATTTTTTATTTTTATTTTTATTTTTATTTTTATTTTTATTTTTATCTTTGTCTGCCTGCCTACTTGCCTGCCTGCCTACCTGCCTTTGTTCTTGTGCCTATGCGCCTATGCCTATGCCTTGTGTTGCCTATGACTATGCCTATGCCTATGTGCCTATGCCTATGTGCTGCCTATGCCTATGTGCTTACTATGTCTATGTGCCTATGCCTATGTGCTGCCTATGCCTATGTGCTTACTATGTCTATGTGCCTATGCCTATGTGCCTATGCCTATGTGCTTACTATGTCTATGCCTATGTGCTTACTATGTCTATGTGCCTATGCCTATGTGCCTATGTGTCTTGTGTGTGTGTGTGATGTGTGTGATGTGTATGTGGTGTATGTGTGGTGTGTATATGTGTGGTGTGTGTATGTGATGTATGCGCTTAGTGCGTATGTATGTGGTGTATGTGATGTGATGTGATGTGATGTATATGTATGTGTGATGTATGTGTATGCGTATGTGTGATGTATGTGTATGCGTATGTGTGATGTATGTGTATGCGTATGTGTGATGTATGTATGTGCGTATGTAGGTAAGGGCTTAGAGGGCTATCCGCAAGGGATAGGCAAGGGATAAGGTTATCCGCAAGGGGTTAGATAGTGTGACCTAACTCACACAACTAATTGAGTGAACTACCTTGCACTAAGTCAGGTATCTGATAGTCTTATCTTATAAGCAACACCGCAAGGCGCGGAACTGCTAAGAACTAAGGGAGTAACACAATGGAACTATCAAACACACTAACCGCAGAACTAGCAACCTCTTTTGGAGTAGTGTTCGTAACTACTGACGGTATGACCTACTCATACCACTTAGACACACTAGCCAGCGTTATCGAGTTAGTAGAGTCCGCTAAGAGAGTCATTAGCGTAGAGGTTACCGCTCAGCGTGACAACAACTACAAGACTCTAAGCGTAGATGAGTTGCGCTCAGCAATCTACCTACACAACAACCCTCTATCTATCGCTATCTAACTAGACAGCACCGCAACCCTCTAGCCGAAAGGTTAGGGGGTTGCTTGCTTTATGGTGTGTCTTAGTTTGACTATTGTCATAGATAGCCGTATACTTTAGGTATGAGGTTGCAGGGAGTAACCGCAGAGAGGGGCAAGACAATGGCTAAAGGTACTGGTGCTTTCACACCTAATCCAAATTGCGATAAGTGTAAAGATGATGACGCTGCTTGCATTAGTTGCTATATGAGCGCAGGCGGATACAACGACTAACCGCAAAGGATAGCCCTCAACCCGCAAGGGTTGGGGGTTATTTTTTTTTTTTTTTTTGGCTAACAGCAGGGAGATAGTTACCAGCCCAGAAGAGTTAGAAATTTTTAAGATAGATAACTGAAATTTTTTAGGGAAGGGGGAAGAACAGACAAAACGGACACCGCAAGCGTTACCAAATTGTGACACGCCGTATGTCTTTTTAGTTTGCATTAACCTGACTTTTGTGTAATAATTGTTCTATGAGGTTGCAAGGGGCAACCGCGAGAGGGAAGAATGACAGTATCAGAATTAATCGAACAGTACCTAGAGGTTCTAAACGAGAAGGCAACTACTATTTCAACAACCGCTTACGGAGTAAGCAAGGGTCGTAAGTTTGCAAAGGTATTAGCACACGGTTCACAAACATCAGTCCACGCTTTTGTTAATCTAGAGAATGGTGATGTGATTAAGCCAGCAACATTCAATGCACCGCAGAAGAACGCAGATGGTACTTTTGCAGTCCGCTACAACCTAGTAGACGACGAGTCACGCGAGTTGCTATTCGAGAAGGCAGAGTTTAGTGGGGGCTACCTCTACCTTAATAGGTAGCCAAATAGAAAGACCCCCCTCACCGCAAGGTGAAGGGGGCTTTCTTATTTACGAAAGATTAAACGCTTTCGCTTTTCTTGCCCTTTGACTTTGTATCAACCGAGTTGAACACTTCATCAATTTCTGCATCAGACAAGTCACCGTCATTAATGTAGGCGCGTGATAAGCCCTCCACTACGGTAGCGACTCCACCGACTCCAGCCATAAGAATTGCTTGCCAGAGTTCTACTCCAGCAAGCGCTCCTGCACCGATAACCGATAGACCTGACGCAGAGAATACGGCAAGAATACGCAAGGTAATCTTCTGTATTTTTTTAGTTACTGTCATAGTGTGTCGTCCTTCCAAGTTTTCACACGATGCTAAAACAATTTCAGCACCCAGTATTACGAGTTTATCGCAGGTACTGAGTGCTGAAATTTTTGTGGCAACTACTTAACAACAATTCTCATCGCTGTAGGTGGAGTTACTTCAACAATTGGTGCAGATGCAGGTTCGACAACTGGTTCAATAATTGGTTCTGGTTCTGGCTCAACCGTAGGTTCAACTACGACTGGTGCAGGTGCAGACTTCCTACCTTTGTATGTCTTTGCATCTGGTTCTTCTACCGTAACTTCCGCTACTGGTTCGACAATTAATTCAGGTGCAGACTCTTCGAGTTCTGCAACTTCATCAACTATCACTTCAAGTTCTGGATTCAGTTCCATAGTATTCCTTTGTTGAGGTTGTGCCTTGTATCTATTGTAAGACACAACCTAACTTCCTAGTTCTCTCTAATAGAGAGCAACGCAAGGCTAATGGCATTAAGACCGAAAGCAAGTGTTAGTAAGTCCTTGCCTAGAGTTGCCGAAACTATCGCCAATACTCCTGAGGCAAGTGAGGCTACCGCCACCCAAATAATTTCAGTTCTATTCACTAGAAACCTTTTTCGGTCGGGTTCTACCCTTCAATCGAGTAGACGAGTCACGCAATTCAACGCCTTCAGCCCACACCGCTTTGCGAGCAGTACGGTAGCAAACATCTAGTTCACTAGCAATTGTTTCAATTGACTTACCTTCTAAATACATTTCGCTTGCTTGCTTACTAATTTTCTTTACAATCATTATTTATTTTTCCTTTTCCTTTTCTATGTAAGGGCTTGCCCTACCCCCTTAGGGGTAGAGCAAGTCTTTACAACCTTGAGACATCTGACTGATATCTACCTTGCACTTGTCTGGTGTAGTTGCGTTATCTACTGCCACGAACACTACGACTAGTAGTACCGCAATAAATAAGTTCCGTACAATAACTCCGCGCTTAGTAAGTTTCATCTTGCTCTCCTTTTCGTTGAACCATTCAACTAAAGACAATCTTACGCATTAACCTGCACTTTGTCAAACCCAGACACGCGAGTCTTTTCATAGACATTAGCCACTACTTCCGCCCAGATAGACGGGGTATGTGTATGAGGTTGGTAGCCTCCAGCACCGCCAATCAATACGCGCCCTTGCGAGTAAGTATTAGCAATGTCCGCAACTATGTCTGATGCGTATGCGTAGCCATCATAGTCAAATTGCAAACTAGCAAGCGGGTCAGTCTTGTGACCATCCGCACCAGTAGCAAGCAACACAACGTCAGGCTTATACCTATCCGCAAGTTCGCGTATCTCATCCATAGCGTTAGCAAACTCCAAGTTTCCAGCACCTCTAGGCAATGCCCAGTTGTAAACTGAATTCTTTTCGTCGTGACCACTACGCCCAGTTCCGGGGAATACAGTTCCGTCGTGAATACTCATAGTAGGAATGTCGGTGTTGTAAAGCAATGCCTCAACTCCGTCGCCGTGATGAGCATCCCAGTCGATGTAGATAGTCCGCAAACCTGCTTCAGCAAACTTTTTAGCAGACCAAGCAATGTCATTAAACACGCAGAAACCACTTGAGTAGTCATAGTTAGCGTGATGCTTTGCGCCTTGAGGATTAAAGCCAACTTGCACTTCTCCAGCAATCATCTTCTCAACTAACCGAGCCGTACCTGCAAACATCTTGAGCGCAGTAAGACCAAGTTCTGGTTTAGTTCCTGCCCACTCATTCGATAAGCCAAGTAGCACTTCTTGAATGTAGGCAGGGTGATGCACTTTGTGTAGTTCTTTAATGTCTGCATCTGTGTATTTGGGTGCAACAATCTTCACGCTATCCTTACCTAACTTGTCAATAAGCAAGTCGGCAGCAAGTAATGCGCGTTCTGGATTAGTAGGGTGACCTTCACCTAACTGCCAATCAAGATAATCATTTCCGTATGCAATGTGTAATTTTGTCATTTAGTCGTTTCCTTTCTCTTCTAAATTTAGTAACCACTTCTCGTAGTCTTTGTTGCAAAGGACAAGAACACTTCTTGTCTTTCGCAGGTGTGTAATAGTTTCTTCAGCCGTGTAGCCTCTACTGATTAACACTAATGCGCTAACTAATCCAGACCTATTAAGCCCAGACAAGCAACGAATCAAAACATTCTTTCCCGCATCAAGTTCGTAGTTTACAAAGTCCACCAAAAATTTCAGTTCTTCTTCGTTAAACTCGGTAACACTTCCGTCTTGAAAGTGTTGCCGAAACTCTCTAACGTGCCAATCCACGGGATTACTCCAAGCGTGTAGTGTCACCACGGTATCAAAGTCCTGCTTAGTAATCCGTGGCTCTATCTCTGGCTTGCCAACAATGTCATCTTCATCAGTACCACCCATAAATAAATTGGGATACACTTCTGTCCATAACTCTTTTGGCATCAGTTCCGCATAAGTTCCGAGTCCTTCTTCTTTTTCGTATTTCGTCATTTCTTCCTTTCTCCTGAACTATAACAAGTTAATAACCTCTTGTCAAATTGACAGGAAAGAAATAACCCCCGCACCGCAAGCGGTACAGGGGCTAGACCTTTTAGACTATTCCGCCCAATGATGATTAAGTAGTTCCAACTCATCCGAGTTGTCAGACCACGCTTTCATCCTGATGATGTTCACTATCTGGTCAAAGGTTAGTTCCTCGTCTGCCTTGTAAGTGATGTTCAAGGTTAAAGGAATCTTTGCTGTGTAGTTTTCCATTGTCTGGGTTTCCCTCTTTTCAGTTATACACCAACTTGGTGATAACACCATTCTATCATCTAACCTGACATTTGTCAAACACAAGTATTTACCGCGTGTCTGGTGTCAATTTGCTTTTTGTCAGGTTAATGTGGTATGCTTATCTTGTAGGACAACGAAGGGTCACACAGAAGAAAGCCTCCCGAAAGGGGGGCTTTCTTTATTTGTCTAGAATTCTAAATACGGGTTCGCAAGGGTCGCCACCCTCTTCAGCGTATTCCTGTTCTTCAGGTGTTAGGTAGTCCCAGCCACTATCGTGTACCGCACAATACTGTTCGCTAATCCACCCTTTTGTTATACCGAACAGCACCCATTCTGCGCGTTCATCCCATTCTTCGTCTTGCATCTCGACCCCTTAAAAATTTCAGTTATCTTTATACTGTACCGTAATGTGAATAGTTCCGCCAGTACCTGAATCCAAGTAAGACGAGATAGTTATGGCTTCCTTTAGGTAAGCCTTTGCTTCTTCCACTGTGACCTTAGCCCCAACCATTGAATGCAATGCGCCAAGCGCGAATGATGAACCGCTACCAATACCGTAAATACCTGCAACATCTCTTGCCCAGCAGTAGTCGTTAGCAATTTCATAGACAATCCCATTGACACAAACTATGATGTCAAACTCTTGGTTTCCGTCTTTTGCGTAGCCATTTGTTTCAAAGTAGCCTCTGATTACTGGAATCAGTTTAGTAGAAACAAACTTATCGAGTTTAACTCCACTCAAGTTCTCCGCATCAGGCAAAGGAATGTCCGCAAGTAAGTTCACAGCCCTTAAATCTCCCGCTGCGCCTACGAGATAGTTTCCGTTCTTAGATACTTTCTTTATCCCATTTGGTAAAAGATAGACTCTGTTGTCTGAGGAAATCTGAGAGTCGAACCCAACAACCGTGAAACCCTCTCCCTGAATTGCTGCAATAGTTGTCATTGGAAAAAATTTCAGTCCTAAACTTCGTAGTCAATCGCGTCATCCCAAAGTAAATCTTTTAGTTCACTTTCGTATTTTGCTGAGTTCCAGCCATTAGTTTTTTCGGAGATGTCTTCCTCATCAACAATTGAATCTAAAGATAATACTGCCGTGTAGCCGTCATCCTCGAACATAACTATTAACTTGGTGTCATCTCTGTCCGCGTCATCAACAATAGCAACGACAAAGGACTCGCCCATACGATTAACGTGATACGCGCTCTGGAGAATTTCTAATCTGCTCATAGCAAAAACATTACCGCATCCTAAGAGAGGCTATTTTTTACTTAGAAACCCTGCCTACATACACGGTAGTACGCCTATCGCTTAGGCTCACTACCTTGACAATCTTGCTAGTGTTGTCGAGATTAAGTTCTCTAATCAACGCACTAGCCCTTGGGTTATTGACCGTGCTAAGTTGCTTATGCGCGTAGGCAATCGCCAACCCCAAAGAGGTTTGAGTTCTACTCTCTAGGGGAGGCTTTATTTCCTTGCCCTTAGAGTTCATTAGTGTTACTGAATACTTCATACCTCTAGTCTACCTAAAAATTTCAGTTTGTCAAGTTAGTCAAAATACTCTATGACAACCGCGCCCACGAAAGAAACCGCACCAATTACTAGAGTTGCGATTAGGTAGGTAGGTGTTATAACTAC